AATCTGAACTTGGCACTGTTTATCTCCTATTTTTTATTATATTATTATTTAGACAAAAATATATTTTGACTGTTACAGGGATCTCATAAAATCTTGAAAGATTTTTGAGGCTGTTTCTTCTAATTTTCGTGAACTTGCCTTTGAAATCATCTTATTGTGTTCAGCAACTTGTGATTCTGGTATAAGACCATTGTCCCATACCCAGCTTCTACCTTCCCTGAGAGCCATTACATAAGCATCTTGGGCTGATGGATCTGATACAAGATCTACTGCAACAAGCTTGAAATCTGGTTGAACTTGATTGTAATTATTTACTTTGACTATAGATCCAATACCTCTAGTGGAAACTCCAAGTTTTACACCTTCTCTTAAAAGGCTTTCGGCAATATTGCCCATTGGAGTAGAAGATAAAATCTTTGCTTTACCGTAAAAATCGGAACCATTTTGATACATTGATATTATCTTATGGGATATTCTAGCAAGATCTATCTCACCAGTAGCTGGGTGATTTAATTCACCAACGGCTTTATTTTCATCGATATAGTTCTTTTTATAATTTTGAACTTCTTTTTGCATATGTTCAGAAATATAAAGCCTATTATTTCTATTTGGCTTATCACATTGGATCATTTTGCCTTCAATAAACCATGATTTAGTGCCGTTGTCTACGGCTTCTGATATTACGATATCAGTATCATTGGTTTCTTTGATTAAATGCATTTATTTTTTCCTTTGTTTTTTATTCGTCTTCGTCAGAATCTTCTTCGAAGTCTTCTTCTTCATCTTGGTCTTCTTCGTCTTCGTCTTCTTCTTCATTTTCAGACTCATATTCTTCCAAGAGCATTTCAGCTAATTCTTGGATTTCTGCTTCTGTCAATTCTTCGCCATTTTCTTCTTCAATGCTTTCAATAAGTCTTTGAAGATCATCAACCATATTTTCATATTCTTCGGAAAGAATATCTTCGTCCTCATCACCATCTTCTTCTGAAATCATCTCTGCTGACTCCTTTTGCATTTTTTTCTTGATGGCTTGATTTCTGGCTTCTTTCCAATCAGCGGAATCAACCTTACCATCACCAGTGAGATCTTTTCCTTTTTTCTCGAAGATTGTTGGTGCATAACCAACCAATTTTTCTTCTAGTATGGATCCAAGGCGTTGGTAAAGCTCATTCTCAATAAGTTTTTTACCAGATACTACATCTTGATTAATTAGTTTTATTACTGCTTCATTTAATTGCTTCATTACATTTCTCCGTATTTTTATTTATTTTTTTATTATTTTTGTCAAAAATAAAATAAAACTATTTTCTGAATATAATAGATTTTTCATGAAAGTTTTATCTTGTTTATCAAAATGTCGAATCATGTCCAAAATGTCTTTTCCAATATTTAAATTTTTTTCACTTGTAAACTTTATAATCAGAGTTTTATTTGCTTTATTTTTAAGCTGTTTTCTTACATTTTCTTTATCTGAAAATAATACTCTCATTGTGGCGGTTGACCTTCAGGCGGCATCGCGGCCTGCTGCTGCATTTGTAATTGCATTTGTTTTTGTCTATCCACTTCAATTTCAGAATCAATCTGAGCAATTTCCTGATCAGTCATCTTGAGTATATTTTTACGAATATAGTTGGTGGAATAGAATGTTCCAATTGAATTGCTGAGAATATTCAACATTTCTACTTTTTCGCGAAGAATTTCATTTTCCTTTAGATCGTTGAAATACGAATCTTTGTTAAATTTGAATGAAATATCTTGATGAATTTTTTCCCAATCATTTACAGTCAAAATACCTTTAAGAATGCATTGTTTCTTTAGAATATCAAGGAATAGAGTTGAGAATTTCATTCTCAATCTTTCTATGAATTTATAGAATTTTACTTCATCTCTGGTGATTTCTGAACTTCTACCCATGTTAAAACCAGTAGAAGATTCAAGTCTTGAGATTGGTACATTCAATGCTCTATAGAGTTTTTTCTGTAGATAATCCACATCTTCCATCTGACCAAGGTTCTGACCACCGCTAAGTGTCTGAATCTCGGTTCCTCGGCTTCCTTCTTTTCTAGGAATCCAATAGTCTTCAAGCATTGAAAGATGATTTCTATCGTCTTTGATTTGACCAGTTTTTTGATCGTAAATCAGCTTATTGCGATAACGATTCATCATTTCCTTCATATATTGTTCGGCTTTTTGCTTTGGCAAAGAACCAACATCAATATAGAAAACTCTTCTTTCTGGTGCTCTTGACATACGGTAGATTACAACCGCATCCTCTATCTGACGAAGCATGTTCAGCGGTCTGATTGCCTTGTGAAGATAGCTAATGACTCTGCGGCTGGAATAATCTACTATTCCAGACGGAGCATATGCGATTGAATCTGGAGCTATTTTAAGTCCAACATTTGATGTTGGCATTATAGAATCTGGATCCATATCAGTATAAACGAAGAATTCTTCTATTTTCTTTACCATAGGGGTAGTTACACCATCCACCATTCTGGTATCTCTTTCAACTTTTCGAATTCTTCTTATTTTTAATGGATCAATAGGTCTTAGTTCAAGTATGCCTTTTTCTGGTCTATTTGTGTCGATAACACAATGGTAATATACTTTACCATCGATATACCATCGTCTAAAGATTTCAAATCCTTTTGATGAAAATTCAAGCATTTTTAGAATAGTCTTGAATTCATTCAACATCTTGATTTTAATATTATCCGAAAGTCCATTTACATAATCAAGATTTAATTCCATACATTTATGATTATCATCAAAAACAATGGAGTCATTGATTATATCTTCAATAGCCAGATCTACTTCTGGATATAGAGCCATTGACCTATAGTGCTGTACAAGGGCATTTTCATCCCTGTAATGGCTACCAAAGTCAAATACGGTGGAAAGAAAGCCACCCGCATCGACTACGACACTTCCATCGTAATCGTCGGGTGGCACGAAAGATGCGTTTGTCTTCTGATCCTCTAGAGTTGCCTGTAGGGGATCATTCTGCTTCTTACCGAATGAAAATCCAAATAATTCAAATGCCATACTTTATATAGTCTCATGCGCCAGAGGCTGCTGTTACTGGTTCCCACAAATCGAAAGACATTGTTACAGTAAATTCTGCAAAACTATTTTCTGAATCGTATGAAAGATCCAGAGGAGATACTTCTACTGGAAAACAATTTATTAATTTTATATGTTTGCTGTAATTTCCAGGGAGCTGTCCAGGTCTACCACTTCTATTTTGGTTAGCCTGGATATCATCATAATATAGATCCCAATTTGTAGTTACATTGTAATTTATTTCATGGGTATTTCTCGTATCCATTTTATTCACCCAACGCTCAAAGGCGGCTTTGAGATTGTGGGATGATTTTTTACCAGCAGCTTCGTAGATAACAAGAGTCCAGTCTCCAAAGACTCTTTCACCTGAGAATTTAACTGGTCTTCCTTGCCACATGACTGGAATTACACCGATTGCACTTGGGGGTGCCTGTGTAGCCTTACAATAAATTGTTTGTGCGGTATCAAGATCAAGACCAGCAGCAACTCCTGTGGGGAAACTGAAGTTAACCATAAAACGGTTTTGTCTTACACCGAAAAAGTTATTTCTAAATTCTGATAATCCGTTAGCCATTGTTACTCCTTATTTTAATCTCAAAGAGTATCACTTAGATCTTTATTAGTTATAGTGATTTTTACGAAATTGACTGAAGGAATTGGTTTGATTAGAATATCAGCAACAAATTGCTTGGCTTCAATAACTTCCGAAGTATTGTTTGATTCGTCACAGATTACTTTGTAATCGCTTATACCTTTTTGATCTTGAACTTCTCTGAGGACAGAATCTGCGGCATTTGCGAAGCGATTTCTAGTTAAAGCATCATTTTGCTCGAATAGAATACCTCTGGCTAATGGAGCAAGAGTCTTCTTCAAGTAAATTACAAGTCTTGCAACATTTATTGAACTGAGTGATGATGTTATAGAATCAAATGTTCTATCACCAAACAGAATAGTTCCTTCTCCAGTAAAAGTAACTACTGGATTGATTTTATTATCATAGAGATTGTCTTGTTGAGTTTCAGTCAAATTCTTGACAAGAGAAACAACATTCAATATTTGACCTCTACGAACTCCTGCGGGTGAGTACCATGGATAGGAAACTCTATCTGTTCTGGCTAAACATCCAGCAACATCAGCGGCCATTGAAGTTGGGATCAATGAAGTTGTGGTATTTCCAGATGCATTCAGCTGATTCTTTTGACCATATACAAAGCAACCAAGTGATGGTTCACTCAAACCACCAATGTTTGCATTTATTGTTCCAAGATTTGTTGCATCAAGATTGCTAATATATTCTGGTGCAGCAATGAATACTCCAAAAGCTGGTGATTGTTGTGATGATCTATGATTGAAGAATGTCTTGGTTATAGCCGAGGCAGCAGTTACACCTTCAAAGATAACATCTGGGGTTAAACTATAGAAACCAGAAAGGCCAGAGGCATTATTATTGAAACCGACATAACATGGGGCACCATATTGAAGGAAGTTGTATACTGAATACCATTCCTCTGTCCAAACGGTAGCACCAGCTGTTGCTAAATATGCAGAACTAAAAGTTAGTCCGCTACCTCCATTTAGATTATTTTCAACATTAGTGAAAGTGTTTAATCTTGCAAACCAGTCTGGAATGTCAGTTACAAGATAATATCCTTGTGCTTTTTCTGCTGTAGTTCCAAACAGGCTAAGACCTTTAACCGAAACCATAGCTCCTATGGTTGGTGATCCTTCTTCTGATGTTGGAACAACCAGGGATTCGTCTAATACCCTTATTGATACATTGGGTCGTGCCATTTTTTCTCCTTAAATTATCGTCTAAAATATATATTATTTTCAATATTTTAGTTAAAAAGAATTAAAATAGCCACGATCTTGAATTAAAATCTCCTGATCTTGGATCATCTTTGGCAAACCAGCGGTCTTCTCCATCCCAGGAACTTTCATCATCTAGGCCATCGTTTAAAAACATTGGATAAATTTCTGATTCTATTTTTTCAATATCTTTTTCAAATAGTTCAACGCGAACATCTTTGTTTGTTAGAGCTTCAAAAAAGTCCTGTCTTGTTGCCCATGAAAACAATACGAGCGTCATTACTAGATCATCTGTATGTCCTTCATCCGCCGAAAATGATTGACCATCTGCGATAAAGGTTGTAAGTTCGTCAATTGTGTCGGCATCTTCTACGATAAGTTTATCTTGTTCAATTAAATTTTTTAGAACAGCACATCCAAGTTTCTTGACTGGAACAGTGGTTCGTACACCTAATTGAACTCTCCTTGCACCCATTCCAGTCTCAGTTATTGTCTGGCCTTTATTTCCTTTAAAAGCTGCTTTTATCAAATTTTCATATTCTAGGTCATAGTGAAGAATATCAGCTACCTGACTTCCTATGTCATTTACTTCTACAAGAACATGTGCGTTGTTATATTTTTTACCAACTGAACGAATATAGGATGGTAGCAAAAGTGGAGATATTGTGTTGCTTTTAAATCTGGCGACTATTCGATATGGCATTTCTGAAATATCAAAGACAGTAAATGCACTATTATCTCCACCCTGACCTCTGGCTACATCCACGGTCATGAAATAAGATCTATCCTGAGTACCCTTTTCCTCATCTCCTTTTATTGGATCTGAATAAAGCAATAATCCTTCATTATTTCTTTGTTTTGGTTTTCCATAACTCAATTGATTTAGCTTTTGTGCGTCAATCAGAGTATTTGCAGATCCAATGAATGAACATTCAAATTCGGCATCAAACTGCCGTTCAGATGTATTCTTGATCTGCTGTTCCTTCCAAGCATCATCTCTCAGAGGACCACCAGGATATTGTGGAACTTCCCTCCAGCTTACCTCAAATGGAGCATATTCATTCTGTTTGGAAATTGCACCCTTCCAAAGTTGATAAAACATATTCAAACCTTTGGGGGTTGAAATTATTATCATTTGTGTACTTTGGCCTGCTGTAATGGTTGGATATACGGACGAGAAGAATTCTTCGGCTACCGTAGTTGGTACGAATGCAAATTCGTCAAGAAAGATAATATTATAAGATCCACCACGAATTGCACTTGAGGATGTTGCGGATGCCAATATCTTAGATCCATTTTCAAGCTGAATAGAACCTTTATTCCACTCCAATATACCTTGCTGAAGCCACCAAGGAAGATGCTCATACGCTTCTCTGATTCTTCCAAGAATTTCTCTGGCTGTGTTTAGTTTATTCGCCAGAATCGCCACACTCATATTCTGGTTGAAAAGAACCTTGTGGAGAAGATAGCAACAACCTACGGTCGTAGTTTTTCCAGACTGACGAGCCAATTTTCCAATAACGAATCTATTATTGCATAATTTTCGTACAAGATTTTCTTGATAACCATAAAGATCAAATTGAGTAACACCCTTATCCAGAGTTACTACCTTTACATATTTTTTAGCAAAATATATTGGATCTTTGGCACATTTGAGATATTCTTCAACTTGCTCTTGGGTAAACTCTATTTTTACGCCACCAGGCTTTAGATTTTTATTTCCAAGATATCCTGGACCTCTACTTTGTTTAATTGCCATCTTCTACTCCCTTATCCTGCGCTCTCTCACGATTTATCAGGTTTTGAAGATCTGTGGTTGAACCAACATAAATTGAATTGTTGGTTATATTTGTGATTTTTTCTTTCTGGATATTTGAATTCTTTTCATGAATAGCCATCAAATCCTTATTCATATCGGCTATTGTCTTCAATAGTAGTGCAGTGACTTCATAGGCTCTTGGTGAATCGCTTGCCTCGGCTACTTTCATGATCCCATCCAAGGCATTCATACCATTGGATATAAGCTCCTTCATGTTGCTTCTAGCCATGGAAAAATCCACATCTAGTTTCTCTGCCTTCATCTTTTTTATTTCATTTTTAGTTTCCTTGACGGAATCAAGGATTTGTGAAGGTTCAAATGAAATGTCGAGTGCTTTTGATATTTTATCGTCTGATTCTTCTTCAGGGGTTTTCATAATATGTTATTCCACTCATTGTGCTGGAATCTCCAGTATAGCCAATATCGAATATCTTTATGGCAGTGGATATGTCCATTCCATCATATAGACGAATATTTGCATCTTCTATTAGATATACGCTGTTCTTCTTGATTGGTCCGTAGATATAGGTCTTCACTGTGAATTCAAATACAGTATTGACCGATCTGCGTGTATCAAAATCGCCTTCATAATCTTCTATTATGTTCGTACTATTGAGAACTATTGGTATATCAACAGCAGGATTCATTTCATTCATATTCACAGTTACTGTAAAATCTGGTGAAAAATATGGAAGTATCTGTTCAACAATCTGTAGATTATCATCTAGATTTCTACAAAATAGGTAAAGTCCGAAATTTATATTATATGGAACTTCCATATAACTGCTATTGATTACCCCATCTATACTCTTAACACGCTGATTCATTCTATTGAGTTTTCTAGATGGGTCGTAGTTTATACCACTTATCTCGAATCCCATTCGAGGAAGAGTCATCTTGACATGTGTGTTGTCTGAAATGACACTTTCTGACTTGAGTCTTTGGATAAATTTTTCCTTTGGGCTATAAATCAAAGGAACTCTTGATGTTTCGGTGACTGTTCCGTTCTCATCTTTTCTCTGAAAATATATCTGATTGAACAAAGAACCGAAAGCAAGAACAGTCTTTCTTATTGATTCATTGTAATATGGCTCAAATCTACTGAACATCAGTATTTACCTTCCGAGAATGGATCAGTTTCTGTGAAATTAAACAGGCTCTTCTTATTCTGCAATAAATCAAGTTCTTTGTTATCACCAGATGATTCAAGGATTTGTGGATCCTTCGTAGCGTTAATTGTGGTTTCTTCGGTTGCTGTGACAAAGTACTTGACAGTTTTATTATCCTTCAATATGGTCTGCGTCGAAGCTCCGAGCTGCAATGTTCCATCTTCATCAGAGACATATAGGAACTTTGTTGCTCCATTGACAAAGTCAGCAACAACAGCTGTATATGTGGCATCTGTATAGTCTCCATTGGTTACACCAGCAACTTGATATACAACATCGCCAACCTTGAATACTGTTGTAGCAGAAGCTGAATTTCCAAGTGTTATCTTGGTCAAATACATCTTTCTCAAGTTTTCCACCTCATCGACAGTGTCTATTCCAGTTTCTATGGTTTCATTTGAATATGTGAACAATTCACAGGTCAGCGTATAGGTTGTCAAAGCTCCATGTTGGTAGAATGGAATTCTGTGTTCAACATAATTAATTTCAAATAAATGCTTTGAGAGAGGAAAATAGATAAGATCACCTTCTCTTGGTCTAGTAATATCTGGATTCTTTGCTGTGATTTCCTGCTTGAATCTGGTTATCGACACAGCCAGCGTCATCTTATCTGTTATTTCAATTCCAAATTTAGTTATGACATCTCTTTGACCTTGAAATCTCATGACATCCTGAACATACATTTCAATCTGGTATGCTAGATTGAATTTAGAGAGAATATCTTCTCCAAAAATTCTATCCATTTTTACATATTCGCGAGGAATGTAATAGACATCCCTACCCATTGCGCGGATTGTTTCCACGGTAAGATCGTCTACAAGTTTTTGTTCGTTGGTGAAATCACCAAAAAATGGATTTATTGCCATGCTTTATCCCATGAAGAAGTCCATCGGGAGTTCGTAAGTTTCTCTCATTTGATTTTCAATTTGTGCTATCTCTGACATGGCTTCAGAATAAATCTGAGCACCTTTAAGGGTTATTCCACCTGGAAGTTGAACACCATCATACTTCGCCATGTTAGAACCCCATTGTCTTTTTATTAAAGCAGTCACATATTTCTTCAATAATCTGTCATTGTAAATCTTGGTATATTGTTCTGGATCATTGATGACATATGCTTGAATGACAACATAATCGCTACTTGTCATTGTTTGCAAGGATCCATCGATGTATATTCTACCAGTTACCTTGCTGAAATTTATTGCTTTTTCTGGTTGGAAGAAATCCTCTATGAGCTTAATGTAGCTCTTGGTTGCGTCATATGCGGCAAGACCTCTGGCATATCCACCACCCATAGATGTATTGATTCCGAAGTAGTCAACCAGTGCCAGCTGATATTTCAAGTCAAACATATCGACATTGGCAAAATGTCCAAATTGAAACATCTTTACCACAGTCAAAATATCATTTCCGTCTGGTCCGTCACCACCTTCGCCGTTTACTGGACCTATATTTGCAACTTCAATGTATTTGTTGGCAATATCGGCATCTGTTAGTTTATAGCGAAAAAATGCCTTCTCAGCCCCATCAAAATGAAATTCAGCAAAGAATTGCAAGGCTTCATCAAGGCGATCTTCGCACTGTTGACGATCAATATTTATTGTAATTACAGGGCTACCTAAAGTCCGTAAAGCGTAGTCTATTATTTCGTCTCTTGATGTTGGTCCTGCCATTAAAAAACTCCTTATTTATTTATAAGGAGTTTTTCTTTATTATTGCTTTGGTTGTTGCTGCGGTTGTGCGTGTGTAGTTACTGGAATTTGATTCATTTCATTGAAAGTTATTTTATTTTCAATGTACCATCTTCTAGTAACTGGATCAACACCTTCATCTTCTTTAGAATGCTGGTAATTGCTAAATCCTGGCATTGCCAGAGGACATGTTAACTTTGGATAATCAAGCTTGGAGTATTTCTCTCCATCTGATACCAACCAAGTACCTTCTTTGTCTCCGCAACCACAGCCACCGCAGAAATGTTTTCCTGGAGTAGTAGATTCTTTCAAATGCTCACATGGAGGAAGAACACCATCATGATCTTGATTGCCAAAGCAAGAAAGAACTCTTAATTGCTTGATTGGTTTCTCTACCTTATTATCCTGAATTCCCCTTGAAGCTATCGCTGTTGCGAAACTTTGGAGCATTGACATCTTTTTTTTTACAAGACTTTGCTCTTGAATTTCTTGCTTTCTGAATTGTGGTTGATCTTGTGCTGCCTTCACCTGTTCTGGAGTAGGAACATTCTTATTTTTGTTGCAGTTGCATCCCATAATATATCCTTTATGTTATTACTATTCTTCTGAATAGCAGAAGGTTTACAATCCTATTTATAGGAAATGTTACTGTTTTTCCATAATTTTCACCACTTACAAATGATTGTCCATACAGCAATACCATATTACTGAATATGTTTTCTCCAGTCGGAAATCCGCGAATATATTTGTCTGTGACGAATGTGGATGAACTGAAAGTATCGTTCAGATTAAATATATCCGAAAGAGCCGTATTGTTATTATATTGTTCTGCAAGGAACATCATTTCAATTATTGATGGAATATAATAATCTATGAATCCATTTCTCAATTTTCCAGCTACGGTATTGATCGTTGCAGATTGTATTGCTTGATTTTGATTCAAATCACCATAGCAGTTGAGATATCCATCATAATAAGAACTATTGTAATTCAATATCGGATCAGATGAATATATCAATGGGGTTGTTAAATATGATTTATTTACTATTAATGCCCATTTTTTATATGATGATTCGCCCGAAACACTATGTGAAGTTGATTCTGGAGTGCTAAAATTCAGTGAACCATATGTGTTGGAAAATGAATCTGCGTTTGGTTTCTTTGGGATGAATGTTCCTATGTAAATACCACCCTGAAATTCATCTCCTACTGAAAGATTCAATGCATCAAATTCTTCCTGTGAGTATTGTATGGGATTCAGATAATTTTGTGTTTTTGATGGAGTTTTGGGTGAAAATGCATGATCACAATATGCTATTTCAGAATCTATGGATGCTGGATCAATCCAATATCCTTGACATAGAAAACTTGGTTTAATTGAACATGAATATTGCAAAGAAGATTCATCCAAATCATAGCATGGACCCATGGGTTCACCTTCAAATGCCGTGGTATTGGATATCAGTTTTGATGTAAATGCAGAATTTGAGCAATTAACTGCTTGCACCCCAGTTACTATTTCACGGGAGCAGACTTTATTTGCAGTAAATGTAGTATTTCTATAAGCTGGAACATCCTCATCCTGTACTAAAGCAAGATTGGCACATGCTCTCGGTGTACATACATTCTCACATGTAATTCCACTAGGAGAGCCATTTTGTATTATAAAGGCGCAACACGCATTTGGTATTCTTGCATCAACAGTTACTGTTTGTCCATCGACCACTACTGGTTTTCTACAAAGAGTATAAGTTCCATTCGTAGCACTCCAATTTCCACCAATTCTGTCGCACTCACACTTAGTGATATTTGATTGTATTCCAAATAAGCTATTTGAAAAGAATCCATTGCTTGTAGAATATGGTAGATGATCTATTACATCCTGTCTCTGCGAGACACTAAGATAAGAACAAGAGCAACAAAATCCCTTTTCTGCTTCTGTTGGGCATGGAGTATCTTTATCTACAAAAAATGTTCCAGATCTAGAGAAACATTCATAAAATGTTATTTCTTCTGATGTTCCATCTGAAAAGCAACATTTTCCAGACTGTTTGAGATCAGTTCCATAATCAAAAGTGCTTCTTATTCTTGATCTGAATTGAATTGTCATATGGAGCAATCCTGGTATTGACTACAATCTAACGCTAGACAATCTAAAGGAACACAGATGAAATCAGTTTCATTTATGAATACTTTCTTATATTGGAAAGAATCTCCTATTAGATTTGTTGGACAAGATCCTTGATTTACATGCGCAAAAGCACCAAGATAATCATTATATGCATCACTAATACATGCTGTTTGTTGACCATTGTATGTACTTATGATATTTTGAAATACAGTATCAAGATCTGTGCCTTGATCGTAAATCTGAACAGATCCTTTATTACACGAAGAATCTCTAAAAACACATCTATCTTTGATGCAATCTGATCTATTTCCACATCTAAATGTTTGTGCAGTAGCATTATTTGCCGAAGTATTGCATCCTACGCATATTCCATTTTTATTCCAGACATTAAATCCATCTGTTATATTGAAATTAGAAGTACCATATCCTTCAAGTGGTTTTGCTTTTATCAAGATCCAATCTGTGTATATTTTGTATATTAATTTTTGATTATCAAGCTTTTCAATGATTTTATTTAAATCAAAATCATAATTTGAACCACAATAGTTTGGTCCAAATACACCACATGCAGGCAAACCAGATCCAAAACATTGTACGATATCTGGATTACCACCACGACCACTGCTTTCACCTTTACACGAACATGATGGATTCGTCTCTTGACATGAACAAATTGGGAATATACCTGTAGATAAACAACCACCACAACAGCATAACTGAAATGATCCGAGTCCAGAACCATTTCCCTGATTGTAATGTTGAGTGATTGCCACAGTTCCACATGATTTGCCAGATCCAGGGATATAAGCTGCTAAATCTCTAAAACCAGATAGAACATAACAATTAGTTTCGTAATCTGCATTTATACCAGCATCACAATACTGACATCCCTCTGGTGATACTGGATTTGTTCCACTGCACAAATCTGGATCTTTTATGTTAATGGTATAAGACATTTTTGCTGAAGGTCCAGAATCTGTTGCAATTAGATAATTTAAATAATTTTGTCCAAATTTTCTAATGCTTTTATCTGATGAATCATCAAGTAAGTTTTGGTTTGAATAAGTCACACCAACCATTGTTGGTTCATGTGCACCAACATATACGACCAATCTCAGTTTATTGATAAAATTGGTAAATTGTTTTTTTGTTAATGCATCAAATCCAACTTCATCATATAAAAGAGCTTCTGTTGCATCCGCAGCATTTTCTGGTGTTAAAATATATTTTTTATAATTTTTAAGTTTTACACAGAAAATATATGTTGATGTTGTAGAAAAATATTTACCAACAGTAACCGATACATCTCCCCCATCTGGAAGTAATGGATCATTTATGGCACCATTATAAACACCAGATGCATATGGTTCAGCTATATTGATATGTTCTGTTTCATTTGTACTTTCATTGCGCCAATTATAATGAGTTATGCGTTTTCCTGTTTTGGTGATTACACCAGAATCAAATATTATTGCAGATTGTTTTGTTAGTTTTTGTGGTGATTCATCCTCTTGTGTTCCTGCTGGATATGCTGGTCTACTACCGCCTTGAGTTGTAGAGACAAAATCTCCAGGATAATCCATGGTTAATGGATGGCCCGCCGCTGAAGATGGGAAGTTGTATCGGAGAGTTGGATGAATTGCATCAAGATTTGAGAAATTATTCAGTATAGCATGTTGAATGTATTCACCAACATGTTCTTTTTGATGATAAGTTTTTTCCGTTTGTCCTGGAATATTTTTTGAAATTCCAAAATCAGTATATCCATTAAATCTATAAGTCATCAATTGCTTATCTGGATCACCGTAATTTACAAAATATGGTTGATAATTTTTTCCTGGAACACCAAGTTTTGTTGGTATTGTTTTGTTCATTAACATGTAATTTGATTTTGGAATAATTCCAGTTATACTAATATAAGTGATTCCTGGTATTCCAATTGCATCACCATCCTTTTTAATGATATTTCCATATCTTTGAGCGCCAAGAGATTCTGGATATTGCATTTCAATTGGTAATTCAGACGAAGCTGTTGTGTTATATCTAACACCAAGATCTGTTGAATGATAATATCTGGGATGATCTGTTTCAAATGGACCAGGGTATAAATTTCCCACATTTGATGTTGAGGCATTTGTTGTTAAAAGTCCAGATATTGTTCCAAGATTTAAAATAGTTCCATCAGTCAATTGAAGTTTATTTTGATCATTATTATCAAATTCACAAATACCTTTTCCTCTTGTATTATATCCATACAATGGACAATTCAATTCTTTTCTCAGTGTATCGGTGTTAAAACTAAGATTTGCATTTTGATTGAGATAATGGTTTAAAGTAGAAATTCCAGATCCATTGATATAAGTATTTAATACATCTCTTCTGAGAAGATTATTTGTTCCAGAATATGATGGATCAAGTTCACTCAAATAGCTCCAGTATGGCAATTCTGTGTTACTTCCTAAAGATGTATCTGTATTTAATGGAATTGATTCATCTATAGTAGATGCAGGATCAAATCCATCCTTAAAATGTAATTGCTTTCTGGCTGCTAAATTTTGCGCATAAAATTTTGGATACCATGTTCGCAGTAGATAAATTCTAACTGAATTATCAGTCGTATCAAATTGACCTGTTCCCGAAAAGTTGTTATTTTTTAAGTTTTCTAAATTAACTCTTATACAGAACTGCAAATCTTCATTATTAATACCAGAAGTATGGAATCCATCACCAGTTACATCGATATAATAATCTTTTACATGCACTCCAGTATGTGTATTAAATGTAAGATTTAATCCAGGTGGAGATATATTCACCTTGGCAGTACTTTGTCTGGATGAAGATGCTTCATTTATAATAAATGATACATCACTTGCGGCTGGTAATGTATTTTGAGGGCATTGGCTTATTGGATTGAATTCTGGTCTTACTAGACATTCTCCCGCTGTACAGTTACATGGATTTCCATCGCATGTAGTTGATGATCCAGTGCAGGAATATCCAGCAGGACAATTGTTTATATCAGGTACCTGAATACACTTTGGTTCGGTACCAGTTGCAGAGCATTTACAGGCTATACCTGGAGTTATCTGAACACAATCTCCACATGGAGATCCATTATTTGATGTACATGGATTACATCCAGAGGTACAATCAACACCCTGACCCCAAACACCACCAGCAGCAGCACATTGGGCTGGAGTTGTAAATGGAGTGCAAATTGTAAGAGGATTTCCAGCTGGATCTGCATCACAAGCACAACATTTACCAGTTCCAGATGAACAGTTCAACCCAGATATATTTGCGCAAAAAGTACGATCTTGGGCTGTACAAACAGAATTTTCAGTTTTGGTTTCATCATAAGTCCATATACCATCAGAACATCCAGCTTCTGTTGTAACTCTACATGTTTGAGAAGTTCCATCACAATAACAGCATGTTCCAAATCGGAGGATGGGACTTCCTATACATCCACAGTTTACATTTTCACACAATTCGCCTTCTCCCATGAAAACACCACCAGAATCTTTACATTCAAGTAGTGTTTTCTGAGAGCAACCTTGGTTTTTACAACAAGCTCCGATCTTGACATTCTGAGAACAACAATCTACTTCGGAGCAAGATTTTCCTGCAAAAGCAACTCCACCATTTATTTGTTCACATTCTATGACGGTGAATTCATCACCAATACATGTTCCATTCTTACAGCAAGCTACTTTTTGATTCTGGCATCTGTCATAGCACAATCTAGTGGCATTGCTTGCTGATGATGATGTATCGGCACCAAATGATCCACAAGTAACTCCTCTTAGGAATTTTCCACCAAAAGCCAGACATTCCGCATAATTTGTATTTTCAATACACTGACCATTAGAACAGCAAACACCAAATGTCGAGCCACATGCAAAATCACACGATTGTAATGGATTGAATGTACCAGAAAGTATATCACATTGATTTTTAGTGGTATAATCCAGACACATAGGTCCAGTAACACCAGTATAGCAGCATGATCCATAAAGAGAACGAACCTTACAGGACGCAGCATCTACATCAACACCTCTGGCAGCTACAACTGCATACCAAGACTGTCCTTCATCAAAAGATGTTAGATTTACTATGGACTTTCCACATGTCAAGTAGTTTTCACCATTTTCAAAGAATACATTTGACGGAAAATTCCATATATCATCACTTTCGGTTATTAGAGTAAATGATACTATTTCACTTGGTTTGAATGTTCCACCAAAAGCAGATATTCCATTTGGTGTTCGTATATAAAATACTCCAGCATCATTGACATTCAATACTACTGGCTGAGATGTTTCAGTATTATATGTTGGTTGAATATACTTGACTTTGGATCTTGGAAGAAGCTTTGAGAATTTTGGATTTGAAGATGTAGATTCATTCTTTTCAAAATTCAATACTCCATCGTAATAATTACCAGAAGTTACACCTATTGTAGTGCTTGAAATCTGATTATTTTGCTTAAGATATACTAAAGTATTGTTGAGTAAACCAAAAGAATCCAAGGAACCACTGCTTGGAGTATAGATGGAGTCTATGTAAATGGCTTCCGAGTCTTCAGTTACAACCAAAGATCCATATGCAGATAGACCTCTCATCACAAATGAACTTGAATTGTTTCCAGAGGCAAGTAGACTATAGGTACCATCACCAACATCGATTATTTTAGTATAATCGTTTGCTGTAGGTCCATTGAAATTTCCAGATATTTTATATTCCGTGTTATCGGACATCTGCACAGTTGCAGTATTTCCTGTAAGGAATATGTTTAGAACATGATGTGCATATGGTCCTATTGGACCAGTTGCACCAGCTGTTAGACCGTCTGGGCCTGTCAATCCAGTTGGACCAATAGGACCAGTTGGACCAGTCAATCCATATACTATACTCTGAAAACCAATTGCGCTACTCGACATAATGTTATTTATTCTTTAAATTTATGTTATACAGTTACTTGGACATGAATTGCATGTAGCAAAATAATCATTGGTTAGGTATGTTTCTATGTTGTCATTTACACAACCAACAATTATTGGAATTCTTCTTACTGGTCTTAATCTTGCATAAGAAGATTTTCTGTTTCTAGATGAAATCAATCCAGGATTAGATCCAGTAGTTTTGAATGATTGAGTCAGCATATTTTCCCCAGCCGCAACAGCAAGAGAAAGTTCATATGCTTTCTTATCATTCAATCCAGAATAGTCAGACGCAATGAATCTAAATTTTGAATTTTTATTATTTGATCCTGGTAATTCCTGCAATGAATAGCTTGAATAGTCTAGATGATTTGTAGAACTCCAATCTTTTAGATAAGCTACTGATGTTGAACTCCAATAATCAATGTCAGCCAATGGAACATTATTATCCAGCATAATATTGGCATTCAATTCATTTAAATTATTATAAATGTAATTTAATTCAGTTATTGATGGAATATACCAATCATTATAACCATTGTATCCAGTTTGATTTAATATTGAAATTTGCTTTGTACATGTATTATTGGGATTATTTACATCCCACATTTCTCCATATTTTTGCTTGAATATATCAATATTAGTCTCTACTACCGATTCAATCACCGAATAATTCCAGTTAGATCTCTTGGATGGATTTGAATTGTAGAAACAGAATCTGTCATATGCTTTCAAATCTCGAAGACCAGCTGAATCTCTAAACCAGAATTTTGGTTTTTCCTTCGATGATTCATCGAATATTCTGGTTGCAAGAAGACCATCCACGGCAAATGTCGTTATTGGTTCCGAATTATAACCATCAAGTCTGGCTCTTCCTTCTTCCATACCCCATAAAACAGGGTCACCTTCATATGCATCTTCTGGAGCAACAATCAAAGCCCAAAGCATATGAACACCATTTGCTCCATATTGCTGTTCTGCCAGATATTTGTATAGATTTGATGTATTTGAATGTTTTTCAGTTATAATGTAATTGAGATCTATTCCGTCATTTCCAATTGGATATGAGAATATTCCATTTGTTTGATTATATTCAGTTGAACCAACATATTGGATATTATCTCCCCATTGAACGGTTGTAGTATTTCCCTGTATGGTGGTAACATCGGTAAAAGTCTGTTGTATATAAGGAACTCCATATTTCATCAGACATTTATTCAATGCATTATTATCATAGTTCAGGTCTATTGTGCTAGTAGTGGATTTTGTTCTATTGAAATATTCAATATTAACATCTGTTGCAAAAGCACCAAATGATCCAAGATTTGCACCTTTTACACCACCACAATTTTTCAATGGCCAATAATATGAATTCGGACCAGATACTTGACCTCTTGGCAGAACTCTACAAACAAGTGGTTGTCCATAGGCTGTTAGTGGATTGGTATATGGTGAGCACGGAGAAGGCATTCCAATAACACCAACCAGATATCCACCACCCATTTTTGTTCCAATTGGAGAACATGGTTGATTTGAAGTCAACTTACATGCAGTTGAATCATTGAAATAATTTTCTATGAAATTTTTTCCACAGCATTCAACTTCGGAGCATATTGAATTTGGGCCATGAAATATTCCAGTGCAATTTAAAGGATGTACATTATCCTGGCAACTATATTCACCAGTTGATGTATTTAATGTGCAGCAAGCACCATGTATATCTGCGCAGCATTCACTGTCTGTTGTTGAAGTGCAGGCGGCTCCAGCTATGAAAGTGGCACCTGGTATCAAATCGCATTCAAATCCAGTCAAGGTCAGGCAGAACCCTCTGAAGCAGCATTTTCCTGTATTTGTATTTGGTGTTGTGCATGTATCTGGACATACAAATTGGGAATCTGGCTCGCCTGTTAGTGAACACACTTCTCCAGGAAAGAATGTTCCCTTGTATTTTAGACATTTATCCAAGGAGCAATTTATACATTTTCCATTTACACAACACGCTCCTTCGGCATAACAGTCTCCAGACGAAATGCGTTCTAAGCAGCTTGTTGTATTGAAACTCCCACCGACATTTTCACAGTAAGAATCACTTACATAATCAAGACATTTTATTTCAGTGGTATCACTTTCACAGAAGCAACATGAACCAAAAGTTTCTCTGTTTATTATTTGTGGTGTGAATGAAGACCCTTGGCTGAAATTTACTCCATAAAACTTAAAAGTCAAATCATCTGACCCAGTAACACCGAGATATAAAGTAGTCTTTGATTTCTTATTTGCTTCTATGGATTGATACTTATTGTTGTTTATCCCGAATTGACCATAATTCGTTGCAAAGAATGCAAATCCAGTAGGGCCAGAAAATCCAGATATATTCTGTGATGAAAAGACAAAGTTTTTAGAACTTAATACCTGTACATTCTGGTTGTTATGTATTGGATGCCTATCGGCAGATAAAGGAACACTTAAAAGATTTGTAGAACTGGTATATGATGAAGTATCTACTGGTTTTATTGTCGATGGAGCAGATACATAGAGTATTTCTCCAGTATTTCCAAAAATTCTATTTCCAGTAGTATATGTGGTTCCTTCAATATAAAGGTAACTTCCATCTGCACTGGATCCTTTTACTGAGGATCCAGTAAATTCAAAAGTTCTTGTAAATAAAGTTATGTGTTCAAGAAATGGATTGAAAGACGAACTTGGTTTTACTATTATTTTATTAGCTTGTTCGTAGGAATCAACATAAGAATATAGAATAGACGCTCCACTATTCGATCCAGATGTAAGACCTCTTGCTACTAAAATTCCTCTGGGAATATCTCCATCAAATGAAGTTCCAGTCAATCCAGTAAGATTGATATATGAAGCCTTGCTGTCATAATTATAGAAGCATAGACCCTGTGAAAAATAATTTATAGCGGAAATTCCAAGTCCAGCTGGACCAGGATTGCCTATTATTGTCTCTCCAGTTGGGCCTCTTGATCCCTGCGGACCAGTGATGCCAGTAAATCCAGGTAAACCTGGAGTTATATTGGAGTAAACGGGTATTACGGAGCTTCCAGGAAATGCAGACATTATGAATTATCTATAATAAATTCCGATAAAACAGGAACATACCATACCTTAAAATTACCATCTCCTGTATTTGCATACCTCTTGTCACAGCGTAGTAATTTTATCGGTCTTACATAGTATTCATTTGTTCTATTTTGTCTGGAAGCCAGCATATTTTCACCAATACCATCAGCATCAAATTTTATTGCCCATGCTTCCGAGCCAAAGGTGACACCAGAAGGAGTCAAAATACCTTCATTTTTATCTGTATTGAGAGCACCAGTTGAGGACCAATGCCAATCGTAGAGTGGAGTATAGCCAAGTTCAAGCAGTCTTGAATTTAAATTGAAATCTGAGGTATTAAGACATTTAGAAGCCAGGAACGCCAATTCATCTATACTTGGTATATACCAATTACTAGTTTTGATTGTTGTTGGTGCCTTTTCAATATTATAGATTGATAAAGCCCTTGCAGCAGTAAGTGCAGACGAAACTGGGGTATAATTTGCCATCGTCGCACCACTTTGAGAAGAACCGATATTGTAATAGAAATATTCTCCACCAACCAAACGGACTGTATTGTATAGACCATAATTTCTAGTCCAAAGACCTGTCATGGACTGTAGAGGTTTGTTTTCAAGATGTGTTATAGTATCCGTATCAAATCTAGCCGAAGAACATGAAAGGAATGTGTTGTTGTATAGACTCAGTTTACTTGATGTTTCATTGGAAGAATCGTAGATATATCCTTCCTTGTATGAAAGATTATTGATATCAAATTCAGAAACTACATTTGATGAGATATCCAAGAGTGGACCCCATGCATTGGATCCATTTGACCATATAAATTTGCTTGTATTGAGATTTCCATCAACCAATTCTTTAGCATCATCTATATTCACTGGATGTGGAGAAAGCAAGATGATATATGAATCACCACTCGAATCGCATGTGGATGCAGGATCAAACCCATATCCAGAATAATCATAATTTGAAAGATATTCAGATGAACTCACCAATGTAGTACCAGCAAGAACCGAAAATGTATTTGTATTTCCATCAAAAATCGCTGGGCCAAAGCAATTTGATCTGTCTGGATCGAATATTCCAACTACTATTCCACCATCATATTCCATTCCTGGTGATAAAAGTTGATTTTCCAATATTGAATAACATGGAATATCAGCAGCAGAACATGTAAAATCACCACATGTAGTGCCATCACCAAAAAATGTCTTGAATTGTGAAAGGCAATATTGTCCAGAGATTCCTGCTGTACATGTCACACCAGAATCACAGCAGGCTCCATAACCAGAGACACAGACATTAAGATTATCACTTGTAGTACAATTTACTCCATTACCCTGATAATATCCCTTGATTGAGGCACATTCGGATTCTGGTATTTCCGTACATGATCCATTACCATCACAACAAGCACCTATGTTATTCTTGGAATTTGAGCAATTAAAATCAGCACAGGATTTCTTTATTGTGGTAAATGGATTCCAATTATAGGAAAGATTGCTTTCATTTGCGATTGTATAACAATTGCAGAAAGTCAATTCCTGGCATGGAATTGATATATTTGTTTCTGTAGAGTAAAGGCAACAAGCTCCAAGATTCGAACAGATTCCAGTAGCACCACCACAGGTCAGTCCTTCGTAGAAATAACCACTGCATTGATAATCATTTGTCATCTCACATGAACAATCGGTCTTGCAACATACACCATATCTTGGATTGAATGTAGATTGATAAACTAGACTTCTATACTCTGAATCGCAGGAAAATGCTGGTATTGCTTGAATTGTTGCTTCTGTATTGGTTCTATTTTTATAATGAGCTGGAATTCCAACATATCTGGATCCAAGACTTATAAAATTGACTACATCATACAATTGTTCTGATGGACAGAAGAATGAATCGGATTGCCAAATCACATTTGGTTCAAACTTGGTTTTAAAGAATCTTACATCAAAATTGGTGTCAATGACATCCGAATCATTTGAATATGTCGAATAGAAAAGTTTATTGAAGGAATTTGAACAATAGAATTCCTTTGGAAAAATTATAGTGAATCCTTTAGTGGAATCCGTTGTGACATCCTTTTTTATACAGATATGATTTCCACTGATGTAATTCGAAGAAGCCGATGTCAATGATGAAAAATCAGCAAGGTAAAATACAGATGCTTGTGTTGGATCTATTTTCCATACATTTACAGTTCCAGAACCAAATCTTGCTTTATGGATTACAGCAAGTTGTTCGGCTGCATTCAATATTCCAAATCCAGCGGAATTCAATGATGGATTGTATGTTGTTCCTGTCAATCCAGATTGAATATCACCTGGATTATTAATAACCAATGTATTAGTTGAACCTCCACCAAGAATAGATGCACTTAAATTAAATACACTATAATCAATCTGTATAGTCTGTCCAGGTTGCTGTAATGAAGATTCATCATTTCTATCTGGTGGATAGACATAACTTATAGTTACAAATGGAGAAGAGTTTGTTTTTAAATTTTTAAAATTCAATCTTCTAACTACTGGGAATGTGATTGCATTTCCCAACACGGTTTCAGTCAAATTAGAAACCAATTCTGTTGATTTTAACGGAGAAAATCTTCCAGAAGTCGCACCAGTCAATTCAAGATAATAATTTCCAATAGAAAGGTTTACTGGATTTGATGATTCGACATATCCATCAGTGTATATTGTATTAACTACTGAATCTATAAAATTTAAATAGGTTATACCATAACCAGTTGGTCCAGTTGGACCATAACCAGTAATTCCTTGTGGACCAGTTAATCCTCTTGGCCCCCTTGGTCCTTGTGGTCCTCTTTGAGAGGTAAAAGAAAAAATTTCGGATGGGAATGGTGATGAACCGTATACAGGCATTTAAGTATTTATTATAATTTTTTCATAATAACAAATTCATCCAAAGCCAAATGAGCAAATGTTGAACCGTAATCTGGACCAAATTTTAAAAATATTTGTTTTATATTATTTAAGTCTAAAGATAGATTATTTAGATAAAAATCACCAGCTCTAAAAAATACTGTTGTCGGCATTGATGGTATTTGCGGTGGGTTACTAGTATAAAGTATTCCTCCCGTTTCTCCTGTAATTAGACAAGGTGGTTTTAAAAAATACCCATCATATTGTGATGAATTTATAGTATAATTGTTATTATTATTATCATATAAAGTCAATGAAAATTTAGCATCAAAAGTATTTCCATTATATGAAGGAAAATATTTCAAAGCTCCCTTTAGTGCGATATAATTATCTTCAGTCAATCCAAGAGATGTTGTGAATGTATATCCTAAAGTGCAATTAGCTTCTATTGGAAGATATAAAACTTTATATGTTAAATTTGTAAATCCGTTTTTATCATATACAACAGCATCATATCCAACTGAAGTTCTATCAATTTTTCCTTCCAAAAATGCATTTAAAAAAGTTACACCAGCACCAAATGAAATAATTTCGTCACTGAATACTGGATCTAACCCATAGGTATAACCAAATCCTGGACAATTAAATGTAAAACCAGTTGCTCCAGCCAAACTAAAAGTAGATCCCATAAAATTATCAATATAGTATAATACATCATTATCATTAGCAAAATAGATATTATTTAATGGATTTTGCTTATCTGATATTACTTTTGGATTACTTGTATTTTTATGATGATATCTTAATTTTTTAAGTTTATTTGAACCATTTACTATTGAAATATATTTAATAATTTCACTTATCAAATAAGAATGACCAACGATAGTTGTATTATAATTATAAACTTCATCATTTCTAGTTTCTGGATATTGATTAGCATTACTTTCAGAATTTCTAACATTTACATATGTTCCGCGTAAATCTTCATGACTAAAATAGCTGTGAACTGTTGTTTGTACATCTGTTATTATTCTTTTGGTATCATAGCAAAATCCAGCGGTATATGTATTAATTGCAAATGAATTATTAGAATCTGTATCATTTTGTGCTCTTATATGCAAAAATGGAATAGTTGTAAATTTTTGAAAATAATTTAACATACTTTCTTGTATGTTTTTTATACTTACTGGAGCAATAGTACCAAGCGATAATATTTTTCCATCATCTCCAACACAATAAGTTCCCAAGCCAGCAATTGAAATTATGCATAAGATATCATCTTTAGCTATAGTAATATCTGATAAAACAGATTCTGCGGTATTTTTTTTCTGCAATAAAATCGGCACAGCTTCAACAGTAAGTCCACCTCTACTATGCCCCATACAAATAATTTTATTGAAATTTACATTCGAGAGTAAAGAAGAATTTATTTTTAATTTATTTCTTTTTAAATGATCTAAAAGTCTTATTAAATTTGTGGGTAAGACATTTACAGTCGTAGCTGCTGACGCAGAATTTGGACCATCATAAACTTCTAAATATCCACAAAAACAAAAATATCCATATGAAGCAATATGTGAAAGATAATGATCATAATCCTCGACAAAATGCCCAGCACCAGGAACCATTACTAATATTGGTACAGCAGATAAATCTTGAATATTTTTTGGATAATATGCTCTAATTATTTCACCGCCAGCCATTCTAATGTTTTTAGTCAATTCATCTATAATTTCTGGTTTTGCAAAATCATTTGAATTTAATACATCAATAATTTCATGCTTTACTTCATATGGACCAGACTCTATTGTGTTTAAAACAATATTTAAATCTTGAACAAAATCATTGCTTTCAACGGTATTTTCGTTAGTTAAAGTACCAGAAAATATTCTAAAAATTATTTTAAATGATTTAAATAAATTTTTTATTTCATTTTCAGAAGATTCTACCATAAGATAGTCATGACTGATATTATCACTTAAATCTTTAAAATTTACATGAAAATAAGAATTAACTATGTTTAATGAAGATAAATTATAAATTTTTGAAAATCTAATATTATTTACTGTTGAACCATTTATTTGATCACATATTCTAACATAGAATTTAAAATTTGAAATATTAAGAGAACTAATAGAAGATACCAATAATGAGTTTAAAGATGCAAGAGGACATATAAAAGAAATATCACTATTACAAATAAAAGTATCATTAATTGAAATTTTTGTTAATGTATCATTTAATTTCAAGGATGTTAAAGTTTTTGAAATCATATTGTTTGTTGCTCAAATGTATTATCATTAGAATTAAATTTATAAATTGCTCCATTCAATTTAAAAAATTCACCATCAGAATTACTCCAAAAAGATGCTTTATCAAAATTATCAACATTTACTATTGTATAGCTATTCAAAGAATAATTGTAGATTAAACATTTTGTTGAAGTAAATATAAAAAATCTAGTATCGTTACCAATAAAATTAAAATCATTGATTTGGTCTATATTTATTTGTGTAATTTGATTATTATTTGTAGAAAATGATGGATATTCTGTTGATGCAGTAGAAATAGATGTGCTAGCGGAAAAAAAATAGTCCCCAGAACTTTCTGTATCTGTTTTTGTATAAAATGAACAAATAACACCATAACCAGAACCATTATTTGAAATGTTCGGTACAGCTGGTTCATAATAATTAAAAACATTTAAATTATCAACTGCATTAAATGGAAATTTTATAATAACAATTTTTCTTAAAAGTTGATTATCAGATACTCGTTTAAATTCATATAATAAGCAATAATAAGAATTATTTTCCGTACAATAACATTTTGAATTTTTTGCATTCTGTAAAAATTTAAAAGTAAAATCTATTTCTGGAGAAAGACCAGGACTAACTGGCATATTTGGTGGGATGATATTCATCTTATCAACAGAAATTAATTTTTTTAGATTATTTCTGGTAGAAGAATTCATACTTGATGAAAAAAGAGATGGATATGGAGCAAAAAAACGAATACCACCTGGCATTTTATGAATTAAATCTTCACAATAATAATTGTTAATTTTATTTAATATTCTAAATTGCTTTAATCCAAAATTACATTTATATTTTTTAGTTTCAGCAGTATCTTGAGAAATATCATTATAATCAACTATACTTGTAAATCCATTGTAGGTGATACCCATAAATGTTTGAAAGCCATATATTTGGGATGCTGTTATACCAATGCCATCAATTTGCGAAATAAAATTTCCACACGGTAATTTAGTTGAATCTATAAAAATTTCTTCTTTTATTCCTTGGTATTTTGAATTAAAAAAACCACTAGTTTTAGATTTATAATCAATTTGGTCTTGTATCGAACATGATGTAGATAAAACAAAATTTTTATCTTTACATTTAATATCAGATAATCTGAAAACACCAGGTGTCAATGCTAATTGCGATGGTGGGTATGAAATGTATTCTCTGGGTATTGATTCACAATAACCAAAAGCATGAGTTTCATGTGTTCTCCTCCACACATAAGGAGATGGTGAATTCATGTTTCTTTTATAAAATTGGATTTTTGATGACACTTGATGCGCATTTATTTTACAATCAGATATATTAGATCTGCGATCAAGAGATTTTGTACCAATTGTAAAACATGACAATTCATTATCTACATCCCAGATAATGTCCTGTGGATTTCCGACAATATCAAGATCAATTACATGTTTAAGAGAAGCATTACCAGGAGAAACAATGTGAATATAATATATTTTTTTAATAAATTTATTGAATAATAAAACTTCTTTTCCATCATCCGACACTTTGGCATCACAATTGCTACTGGAAAAATCAAAATTTATCTCAATTTTTGAATCAAATTCGAGAGTTGTTTTATTAAAATAAAATAAATTTCCCTTTAAAAATCCAGTAGAATCATATCTTAATGTTTTTACATAAAATTGTTTACTTAGATCAGAATACTCTAAAGCTTTACTCATGTTTTGCGAAAAAGTAATTAAATTTGGTGTTGGATCTATAACACTTTGAGTATTTGCATTATATCCAAGATAATTTCTAACCAATCCAGTAAAAGATCCATGTGGTGCTTTATAATAAATTGGTTTAACTACATTTCCTGTTTCGATTGGGCCTATATTTTCTATAGCACCAGCAGTAGTAGCACTTAGAAAAAATATATCATCACCACCTTCATTTTCAGAAGATGTATTTGAAATAATAAAAGTATTTGGAAGATTTATTGAACCAGCAGTTACCACTTTTAAAGAAGAGTTAGTAGAATCTATTGATTCAACAATACCAAATACCTCAGCGTTCGAGGGACTATTGGCTACTGATTTTACATAACGATTACCAACAGTATCATAATGTATTACATGGCCAGCTGATATACCAGTATCATACCTATAAGAAGGAATAGTGACTAATATTCTGGATGATATCGCTTCATCTGTAGATGTAATATAGTTTGCTTGATTTAGTGTTGAATAGTTTCCGTCAAGAGCCATGATTATCCTTAATTCACTATTGTATATCCAACATAATTCATCATAACTCCAGTATATTCATCATTTGTTCCATTTGGAGCAGTCTGATATACTGGTTTTACAATTTGTCCTAATTGACTTGGTGGTAGATTCTGCAAGTATCCAGGTTGATCTGCACTTAAAAAATAAACATCATTTCCACCAAAATTAAATCCACTCATATTAATCAATCTATCCGATGAAATTCGAATTGATCCGTAAGTTACAACAAATAATGTCCCATTTGCGTTTATTTTTTCTACTATACCAAATACTTCTGAATTTGGTGCAGAATCAGCAGAGGCTCTAGTATATCCCTGTAAAATAGCATCATATCTGATAACATCACCAGCTGTTAAACCTGGTGCAAGAAATCCTGGTTTCTCTTGAGATAATACTACTGACAATCTGGAACCAACTGCTTGTTCTACATTCACTGAGAATGTTGATGATCGTATGTTTGAACTATTACTTGTATTGTTGGCTGATGGCATATTTTATCTCATATCGTGAAATCTGCATCTGCTATTATATGAAAGTAAACTTCATCATAATTTACAACACCATTAGTTATACAAACATTAACACCATGTGTTGTTGGAGTACCATCAATAGTGGCATCTTTACCATTTCTATATTCACCACCATATCCTATGGTTCCAGATGTTTGTATAGTATCTAATATTGTAGTTGATGTACTTGCAGTTTTATTATATACTCTATTCTGCAATCCAGTTCCAGCAGAATAAAAAGATACAGTGGGTGTAGTTCTCATCTTGACTGGCCACTTTATCAGATTACATGTTTTATTTGGCTGAATAAAAATGGAATGTGAATTTTGTGTTGGTGTCGTACTATCTGTAAAGTTTACAGATCCTGTATTTTGATCTAAATCATATGAAGTATAATAGAATTGTTGGCAATAATTCAATTGATCATTGTATTCTGGATATAAAGAATATGCTACCGATGATCCAACATTAGTAGAAAACGAAGCTAGACTAAAATATAAATCTTGTCCTAGAGTTATTCCATTTATATTTGCCAACTCAATTGATCTGATAAAATCTATTCCTATTTCACAATAATCATTGTTTAAATCTATATCAATTCCATTGTTTGTTAGGGCTGGAACATATGCAGATATTGTATATGGTTGCCACGAAGAAGTTAAAACAACAGTTCCAAGATTATTATATTCCAGTAATTGCCCACCACTATAACGATTGAAATATATGTCTACTGGATATGATGTGGATGATGATTTACCATAAAATTTAATATTAATTGTATTTAAATCAAATGTTTTTGCCCCAGGGACAACATGACCAATCAGATAATGATCTGACAAAGTATAACCACCACCACTTATTCCAGAAATTCCTTGTGCTGATAATCCAAGAGCTTTGATATCGATATAATATTCTGGATTACCTTCAATTTCACTTTGATATTCATCGAATGATCTACGAATCAAATAATAACTTTTTGTTGCATCTGATCCTGTTACTCCATCATGTCTTTTCCACAAATCAGCAAAAGCAATATTTCCAACAGAAGTATACTGCGAAGATCTTCCGACATTATCTCTTTGCCACACAGCAAAATTTCCATTTACCAGATAATTTTTATTTGTATTGGTACCAGAAACTGTTGTGGATCTAAGTTGTGCTCCAGCTCCCGCATTAAGATCAAGTTTTCCATATGCTGAATTCTTTACAAAATATTTATTTCCATAATAAACAATACCAATATGATTATTATTAGGATTAGCACCATCGTTTACATCAGCGAAAAGTTGTGCATTTGTCACAAAATAATCTGGTTGATCTGGCGAATTAGTAGAAGTTGGTTCTAGAGTAGTTGGTTTTCCAGGATCATATGCAACATTTAAAAACAAACAACCAGTATTACTAAAAGCTAAAGCTTCATCAAAATATTTTGGTTTTGTTGTAGTATATCCACCAGTATTTATTGTGTAATAATGATAAGTTCCATCTGTTGTTATTGATTCTATGTAACCAATAACATGCGAAGAATGGGAGGTTGTTAAATCAAGTTCTCCTAGTTTTTTATATCCAGTTTCTGTTACAGTTGGTAAAGCTGGAACAAGGTATGAACTTTTACCGAATAATTCACTTCCTATTATTCTTGTAACTGGTACAGGAAATTTTCCTTGGAGGACACCAGCCACATATACTCTGCGATTTGTAAAATGATTACTTATTTCAGTGGTATTTAAATTATAAATTGAAGCAAACATTCCAACATCTAAAGTTGGTCCTAGATTTTTATCACATTGTAATATTAACACATTAGAACCAGTAATACCTGGAGATGTAGTAACTGGATTCAAGTAGTTACCACGCATCTGCAATACAAGACCAGAATTTCCAGTAAGTCCCATTATGACTGGTTTTGAAACATGGCCTGTTGCTGTTGGTTCCACATCCGTTATGGCACCAGTAGTTCCTGGATCTACGAAATAAATCCATCCTGCTGTAAGTCCTATACCTCTGACATTGACAGCACTGAAATCACCATCTATCTTACCAAGTAAAGTAACATATGAATGCGTTGATGTTATTTTAGAAATAACACCCATGACTTCAGCTTGATCTGGATCACTGCCTTTTGCTGGTTCATATTTTACAGTATTTGTATCGATATCCCAATATACACGAACAGGAGTACCAAAAGTAAAACCACTGACTGTAGAATTGATCTGAGAAACTTTTACGGCAACATTTGGAATTGCAGCAAAATCATTGAAATATGCTGGGCCGTTGAAGGATATTCCGAGATCTACCTTTCCACTCAAACCAATACTTGCTTTTCCATTTGTATCAATAGGTGCAGTAATACCATTGGTACCTTCTATGGTAAAGGTATTAATCAAATTCAATTTTGCAATTATCTCGTCATTCTCCTTTAAGAACCAATCATAAAAGGAACTAGATGAATTTAATTGCGATATTTGTGTATCTCTACCTATTGTCATTTGTTATCTTATCCAGTTATTGTTGTTATTAATGAACCATCTTGGAAATTGATTGTATAAGTTCCAGATGTGTTTAAAACAGTACATATATCTGAAAATAATGTCTGCGATGAAAATTGAGCAAGACTGAAATTTTCAATTAATATTCTATCGGCACCTGGAATAGACATCAAAACATTGTTTGAATTTGAATTATCGTATAAAGTGCCATCATCCAGGGCATTCACTGTGGTTGTATCGTATATCAATCCAATTCTAGTTGGGGCCGAAGAAACAGTCGATATTGCAGATTTTGATATACTCAAACTTATATCTGTATCGTTATAGCACCAATATCCCATTCCACTATTCACGGAAATGCTATTTGATGTATATGTCTTATCCATGATGTAGCACCATCCAGCAGATAATGTAAATGCTATGGAAGATCCATTATTGGAGGCTGTGAATTGACCTGGCGAAAATGGTGTTGTTCCATTCCAAAAAGGAACTCTATTATTTGTTGATGACAGCCAATTGAAAACACATCTATTGGAAAGTGTCTGTTGTAAATAAAATTGCTCTTGCAATTCATTTAATTCCGATGCTTGCAATGCATAGCCTGGTTTAAAACCAGTTAAAATGTAATTTACTGGTCTAGAAATAAAATCAGATATTCTAGAGCCATAAAGACTTGTGTTAGCCAGAAGAAATTGATCACCAAAAGGTGCTGTTGCCATTTAAAAACCCTTTACGATATTTATACGAAATATTCTTGTATTTTCACTTGCGGCTGATTCAGTTCCCAATAATAATGGACTGCTTAATTTTTTGGCTTGAGCCACTTTTCCAGTATATTGTTTTATAGGTGGAAGAGTTACATTTTGTATTGCATATACATCATTTCCAACTTTTATGCTATTGATATATGGAGCTGAATTATATTCCGACCCAGTTGTGCTTATTTCATAATACTGTTCATAATCACCAGGAGAACCAACGCTTTCTCTAGTTTTGGATACTGTCGAGATGATCGACATATTTGTTATCTGTTTTCCAGTTGTAGTGGTTGCTGTTGTCAATCCAGTATTTTTGGTTGGGCTGACATAAAGAGTCGTATCCAGTTTTACTGTATTTGGTTCTATGTATGAAAGATCCTTGGCATATTGGGATCCAGCCACTATGGTGGTGGCTGAATCTATCTCTTCCAGAGGATTTTCAACCAATCCATAGAAATTTATTTCATCTGGAATTTCAATGCTATTTTGTTTTAGATAATTTGTTTCTATTCTGATATCAAAAACAATGTGCTCTGCGGACAAAGCAGACACAGGATCAAAATTTAAGCCATCAAGAGTATCTACATTGATTTCAATAGCCGACATCAATGCATCTACCTGTGTTGATGTTAGGTATGGGAACTTGGAATAGCTGATGGAAACTGATATATCTTTGTAATCCTGACCATTTGAAACCACCTCAATTCCTTCAACTATGTTTTCTCCATCCGCGTTTTTATATGTCTTTAATCTAATAGCACCATTAGAACCAGAATTACTGGCTATTGTTAGGCTTGGATTTGATTCTGTGACAACTAAATTCTCTGATGTAAATTCCGATAGATCTATTATTGCTGATACTATGGCACCATCAGCCAATCCATTTGCTGAAATATTATACAAGGCATAATAAGGAGATGATGGAGATATTGCATTTCTTGATACCAGATCGGCAATCTCATCGAACTTATCCATCACCTGAATGGTTGATGCTGGTGTCGATGTGTAGAACTTGGAGATGAATCTATCGTCATTTTCAAAAAGATAATAACAATCATAACAAGTAGTTTGTAGTGTACTTATCAATGCGCCTGCTGAAAAATTCTCAAAACTTGATGTACCATCTGGAATTTGGTATCCAGTTTTTGTGTAGACTCCACAGTATCCAGTTTGATTTTGATTGTTTGTGCAAAAAGACTGTGCTTTTGAATATCTTGAGGTTTCTGTGGTTCTATAATCATCAAACGAGATTACTGGAATCCATGATGTATTGACAAACCTCAGAAGATCGGCTGTTATTTTATATAAAGGAAGCCATGTATAGCCATCAGGATATTTCTTCAATCCAGCTGAATGAGAAGGAACCTCGGTTGAATTGACTGTTCCTTCCAAATCTGTTCTATTTAAATCATTATTGGAAACGCAAAGATAGACAATTCCATTTGTTTTATTCCATGCATAATAGTTTCCAGTATTTTGAGCATAAGAAGACCATGAAGTGTATATGTTTCCAGAACTCCATGTCACATTTGGAACAACAGCGACCGAATCTTTTCTTGCAACACGATAAGACATGCTGGAATTTTTCCATACATCTATCGCTTGATCGTCTGTGTTGCTGCTTACTGTAGTTGGTGTATTTCCAAACAAAAAGAATAATTGATTGTTTGTACCAATATCCTTTAGATAATTCTTTAGTGTAGTAGATTTATTTCCCATATTAGCAGCTCGTACAGTTCTTTGTTTCGTTTGGACTTGTTATTCCGTCACCAACACACAAATATATGAAATTTAAAATATTTATGTCAAAGAATCTTCTTTCATTTATATCAGCCCATGTTGGTAAAACATAAGTTGGGCCAGTGAATCCAGTATATCCATGACAACCACAGCAACCAGTAAGACCATATAGACTAAATCCATATAAAGACTGTAGATATGGATATGTCAGGGTTGGTGCATAAGGAGCATAATTCTTCAACATTGGATATTCACATATTCTTGAATCTTCGTCTGCTGCTCCAGCTCCCTGATAATCGCTTATTTGTTTTCCAAAAATTAATCTAAGGCCAGCTGGGTGTAAGGAATCAACATATGCTTGCTTCAATGATTGATGGTCTTGTGTATGGCCTAGGTATACGAGGTAAGACCAATCGTGAAACCAATCATTATCCTGGAATCTGGAAATGTTTAGTGCTGAACCAAGTACATTTGTTTTTTCATAATCTCCAGTTGCAGACACGAATTCAAAGAATTCATTATTAAACATTCCTCCATTTAGACGGAGTATATCCTTCTTTGGAAAATATACAAGAATGTCATTTTCATCTATTGCAAACAACTTGGTGAAAAAGTACCTTATTGCTTCTCTATTTGTCTTTCTCTTGTGGAGTGTATTTCTTATGGAAACTATGAAGTCCCTAGCATTCTGTAGATCGAATACTATGTTTGGATTATCATTTACACTTTGATATGGAAATGAATTGAAGTATGTGTTGTATATTCTCTGAAGATATTCTTCGCGAGTTTTCTGAACATCAATTATATCCAATAGATCAGAACTCAGAGAATACTGAGCACCATCCTCTGCGTCACAGTATAGCCAATCATAATATTTTTGGATGAAATCAAATACTGAAATTACATTTGTTTCTCCATTGTTCTGGCGATCAAGCTTCTCGGCAACAACCCAGTTTGGTATGAGCCTATCTATGTCGAAATTTGTGACACAGGATGTTCCTTTAATATCATCAAGATTTAAAGTAGGATCACCAGAGGCGGCTTTAAATTGTATTGCTTCCTGGGTTTGAGGAGTAAATTCTGCATCATAATCATCTGTTATTAGCGTTAAAAAACTCGCTAATGTATGATTGATGTTTTTTATGGCATTGTTGCTAAAACCTGAAATCATTACTTGAATTCTACCGTATTGGTGGTAAATACTACCTTATTGTTGGTTTTTGTTGCGAAATAACTATTCTTGAAATCTATGGCAACAGTCACTTGACTTCCTGCCAATCTGTCGGAATAAATCTCAATTATTCCTTTCTTTACATTTATTCTACCCAAAACCTGAGTACTGGATGTAAATGTTCCATCTTGCTGCTTTCTTAGCGTCTTTAAATTGAAAAATTCATATTTGTTTTGACTTGGAAGAAGATATGCTGCCAGTTTTACGACTTGTCCAAATTTATTCTGGAATTCGCTTGTTAATTCATAATCGATGAAATATGGAATATCAAGCTCATTTTCTAAATTTATTGTTATCTTTCCAGATGTAGTGAATGTTTCTGTGTAATAAATTCTAAAATCGCTTGGTTCTATAACAACATCGGGATATGTTGCAATAATTTCGGATATTGCATCTGCGGCATTAAATGTATAATTATAGGAACCAGCAGTGTCATAATTGGTATTCAAAATGCTCTTGATTCCATTTCGTATCAATTCATTTGAAGTTTGATTGTTTGTCTGTGCCAATCTATTTGTATTCAATGTAAATGCCACTTGATTCTGTATTGCCAATGATTTTGGATTTGTAAATTCTGGAAGAACAGTGACAACACATTTATCGGAAAGAATATTGTAAATATTCTGTATGACTAATTGATCATCGGAATTGTTTGGATTCAAATCTGCGGTGAAAAATACTCTTCCAAATCTTTGAGGAAACAATTCTTCTCCACCAAACACATTAAAATCACTGGGTGATTCGAAGAAAGGAGCAATAAGTGCCTTTATATCATCTTTTGTAACTGCTCTATTTTGTGCTCCGAATGATTTTGGAGCAGCAAATCTCACCAGATCAAGATCTGGTTCATCAAGTCCACCGTGAGCCTTCTTGACAAGACCTATGTTTATATTTGTGCCCAGATTATCAATCAAGGAAAATGCAACTATGTCGTTTGCAGCTTTTCCACTGGAAGAGAGGTAATCAAGAAATATTCTATCATTTGTGGTATCAACGGAATTTCCCAGACTGTTTATTTTTCCAAACAGCACATAAACGCCATTGTTTGCTCTTTCAAGATAAAATACATTTTGATCTGCAACTGAATAACTTCCAAAATTATCTACAAGAGTCCAAGGCTCCTTTACATTATCTGGATTGATCGCACCGTTCTTTTGAACTCTGACTTTGATTGTAGACGCATCTATATTTGCATCATTTATAAAAAATCTTTGTTTTTGTGTATTGATTAGATTGGTGACATCCAGACCAGAAGTGAGTCGTCCTTCAACTATTTCAACATTCATTGCTTGACTATCTTCGTTTGCATATGATTTTAATGTGTAGAAATCATAGACAACGCCATCTGTATCAAGTCCTCTGAATTTGGCATATTCTGGTATATCACTGGTAAGACCAGATACATTCACAGTGGCTCTAGCGGAAGTTCTCAGTGGAACAAAATAGCCGAGTGGTTTTGTCAATGAAATCAAAGAATCGATTCTTTGGGCTGAATCAAGAAAAGATTCATTTGCAACCATATTTGAGTAGAATGCATAATAATATGTGTTGTATGCCAGTACATTTATCAAGGTCTGCATCACCGATCCATCAAAATTGAAATCCTTCAGGGTATCCTGGGATTTCATATAATCGATCATACTTTTCTTGATATCATCAAAGTTTATTTTACCTAAATTTGGAGTTATATTTGGATATGACGGCATTATCTGACTCTTTCTACTGTTAGATACACATTATCTTTGATCGAAAAGTCGCCTATTCCATATTGAATGTCTATGGTTACTGTTTTATCGTCAAATGAGGATGTTATTTTGGTCAATTTGACTCTTGGTTCATATCTGGTGATTGCAGCTGCAATTGCATTTTCAACATAAAATCCAAAATCAGATGGATTTTCAAATAAAGAAGCTGCTGCTGGAGTTCCAAATTCAGAATCAAATGGTCTTTCATAATTTAAAGTGAGAACAATATTCTTTATGGATTCCTTGATTGCATTATTGTCCTTTTTCAAATTTATATCGCCAGTAAAAGTATTTTTACTGAAAAACATAGGTATGTCGGTATAAATGTTTTTGAACAATTTCATATTTTTATTTATTCATTTTACTGCAAGTTATTTGCTATTTGCTGTTGTCTTGTATAGCTCATGCTCGGCTCGCCTTCTGATGTAGAATTGGTATTCATTATTGAATCTCTAGCCAAAACAACATTCATTACCTCTATATTCGTGGATTTGAAGATTCTGTTTATTCCAACAATCATCCAATGACCACTTATTCTGTCTTGAGTTGTAATCGATACTGGTCTTTCGACATGAATTATCTGACCAATATAAAGAGAATCATCTGGGAAAATAGACATGATTGCTTTCTGAGCATTGAAAAGCGACATCTGAGCCTGACGACGAAGCGGAGTTTTAGGTGGAGTCACATAGAAAGTAGCATTTGAGCGTATCATGTTCAGGAATGTTGGATAATATTTGCCTTGCTCTGGGCAATTGCAAGACGCTATATTATCTGGATCCGAAAGCATGCACCCGAGGAATTCCTTACCCAGATACTTTTCAATCAAGGTACATTCCTTTGTGTTTTCATAAAGTTGAGCCAGCTGTTTATACGAAGGTTCTGATTCTTTTGGCATCAGATTCTTTGCTGGGCAGTTGCAATATGGATCAGATTCTGGACAACTTGAATTATCTGTGCTTCCTTTTGGATTGGCACATTTCAAATTAAGGTCTTTGCATATCGCGCTTCCGTTGCTTCTTCCAAAAACTATGAACTGCGCGGCAAAATTATTGTCAAATAGATCGTATTCTGGTGGTAGAGTGGGTGGAGAAGTCAGTCCATATTCGGATTCACCAAATATATCGTATTTCCAGATCTGTGATGTAAGAAGTCCTGGTCTATAAAGAAGAAGATCTCCAGCAAGATATTTTTGAATATCATCGCTAAAAATTGAATTTGTACTTGTAGATGCTTTTATGTGTTCAAGTTGTGAAATCTCAAATATATCAGTCGTGTGTAGATTTGTTATTTCATTTGTATTGAGGAATGAACTCAATGTAGATGTATTCTTCAATTTAATTGAATTTTGTAGATTGTTTATGAAATCATTGCCACCGAAAGCTATGAAATCATTTCCTTTCAACAAAGTCTGTGGTGCATTTATATAAAATGAAGATTGTTGCAAATTATTGTAATTTGCTATATTCTTAAGTAATGCATCAAATTGAATCTTGGAAGGATATGAAAAATCATACCAGCTTCTTCTTGAATTGAAATGAAGATGAGATCCTATGAGATTATACGATCCATATTTTGCCTGATTTATGGTTCTGGTATCTAAATTCTTGGATATTTGAATTGTTGCGCTTGAATTATAGACATCGTCAGTTGATATAAAATATGAAGATGGATCTGTTATATTGTCGATTGCTTCATTTAATCTTGAATAATATGTCGAATCAGAACCTTTTGGATAGAATCCACCTCTTTGGTAATTGTATCCATTTTTGAAAATTCCACCTATAGCACCAGAATAATAATCAAATTCTGTATAATCATCTCCTATGTTATAAAGATATTCTCCATTATTCTGGAAATAAGTGTATTCATTTTCAAATCCAGTTTCTGCCCAGAGCGAAAGATCATTTATATCCTTAGTCTTGTTTCCAAGACGAAGTTTATTCAATGGTGTATGCCACCAGTAGTTTCCCCACTCCTTATAATCTGTGTAATTATTTTTTGTTCTGGTTTTCTTTACAGCAACATCAAAGCCATACGGGTCAATTCCAATTACAACTGCATTGTTTTGAATGGTTTGTCTGCCATTTGGACCATCTGTTAGCTGAACGATATAGGGGAGGAAGTATTCGCTTCCTGCATCCCTGACAAATCCTGTTGGAAAATCAGATAATCTATCCAGCCCAATTGGATTGATAAATTCAATTCTTACATAAGAACTTATTTTTTCTTTTTCCAGGGATGGTATTTTAGTTGATGTAGTATTGAATTGATTAAGTCTATTGGTGTAATTGGTTAGATCTTCCTCACCATTTATGAAATAATTGGAAAGTGTTCCATTTATATCGACTGTATGTGGTTTTGGATATTGTATGTCAAGTGAATCATATACAAGGAATCCGCCCTTATCTTTAGGAAGACTCTCCATCTTTAATCCAGGAGGTCCAACGAAATCAGTAAATTGATCGTCGTAGTAGTAGAAATCTTCAAAATCTAATTTGTATGCATTAAATCCTGGTTTCGTTGCATAGTTTCCACCACTAAATCCCTTGAATTTCTGATCGTAGTATGGGTGATTTCCAGTAATTCCAACTTTTCTGGTGGCATTATCATCAAAAAATACATTGTAAACATAGCTGGCAGCACCACTTGTTATTCCAACTCTGTTTGCCAATATTTCATATCTACTTCCACGAATTGGTTTTCTCTTGATTGATTTTATGTTATGAAGAGAAAGTTGTGATTTTTTATTCAGTATATTTCCTGGAACCTCTGGATCGAATGGATTTTTCGATATGAAAAATGCCTTTCTATTCAAAAATTCTTGATATCTTTGTTGATAAATTGGCTTTAATAAAGTCAACTTGCTAATTAATTCATTCAACACATATTGTCTTAATTTTAATTCTTTCAATATCTTTTGATATTCATTCTTGGCTAATTTCAATCCGATTGGATCTATGCAAGTCTCACACCAGATCTTTCCATCATTTACACCGTTCAATAGATCTTCATTCAACCACGATGATTCGTCATTTACCTCAAATTCTGTAAATTCACCATATTCATGAGTTGTGAAATACTTTCCAGTTAGTAATTTTGTTTTCGTACAATCGTACAAGAATGATGGTTTCTGGAAAGGCAATTCAAATGCCCTGGGACCATCCACCAAATTTGGACACTCAACTCCAGCATTTTCAAGTTCTTTTGATAACTTAGACACATAATATGGATAATTTGTTCCAGAATATGAATTATACTTCACAAAAGAATCCCAATGACCAGTGAATGTAACTGGAAATTCATCATATGAATTATATCTCAAGTTGACATATAATGGCAATTTTCTTACTTGACATTGGCCGACTCCAAAGTCAAATTGCATCTCATCACCACCATATTGGCTTAATTTATAATAAAGCTGTTCATCGGATGTTGGATATTCGTATGCTCCATAAGCAGTGCATGGAATGCATCCATTTACAGTATTGCAGCAAGTATTGTTTCCTGGAGCACCGATCTCATGGTTATCTCCATCATTATTTTCTTCACATTCATCATGACATAATTTCTTGAAATCGGGTGTCAAGTTGCTATACGCAAAATCAGTTGCTTCTACTATCCAGCCATCTACACTTGATATGAAATTTTCTACTTGTGGAATGAAAGTTTGAATTTTATTCAGCTCAACGACATAACCAGTCAAAGCATTGTCAATATATTTGTTTACACTTTCAAGATCACTCTTGAGATTGTAGAACTGTGCTATTGTTTGATTATATGGATATGAATTTAAATTATAAGATAAAGTCAATCCATTTCCAGAAGTTATTCCCCTATCGTAATTTACGACATCGGAGAACGATCCTGCCGCAACTACTCCATAGTCATCTGAAAGATCTCTGAATGCTCCAGTTGGACCAAAGTAATAAAGATAATCAGAGGAATTTAGATTCTTTAGAATAGCCTGATCTGCTGTTCCGCCTATCTGGTCAGTACAGCAAACAGTGCATCTATAAACTTCCCATTTTTTCTTTATATTTCTTAGTCTTGCATAATCTTCTCTATTCTTGGCAAGATTTTTCTTGATGAGTTTGTCATATGCATATAAAAATTCTGGATAAACTTCATCATCAATATCAAATTGATTTTGCCATACGACATTTGAAAGACGAGTATCGGCAGACAATCCAAGATATTCCCAGGATTGTGCAAATGGAGTGTTGTATCTATTCTTGGAGAAGAATCCATACACATCATCATCTATTCTGTGACTTTGTGCAAGATTGGTGTAAGATGATTCATACTTCAATCCAGTTGGTATTATACTTCCAGATTCAATATGCGAAGTTTTTGAATATTCTTTTGTTAGATCAAAAACTATGTTTTGCCTAGTAAGACCTAGAGCGGTATCCACAAAATCAAGATATGGATCCGCATAGTTTGGTAGAATTCTTTCATACCAAGAAAAATAAATCTTTGAATTCAATAGATTGAGAAAATCAAATTCGGATGTAGTGTAGAAATTATGAATACGATTGGACAACAGGTTGCCACGACCCATAACAAATATCTTTGGTTCATCATCCTTGCTTTTTATTAGCGATTCTATTGATTTGAAATGATAACCATTGAAATCTTGCCAGAACAAGTAATTGACAGCAGCATTGTTTTCAAGACTAACAGCATGTTCGGACAAATATTGCATTGTCTGGAGTATCGTCGGCTGTCCTTTTATCTTACCCCATGGGTAGGATATATTATTCTTTTTCAAATAACAATAATTCCAAGTATCATCTCCATCTATTTTAATTCCCAGTTTGTCGTTTATGTACTGATTGAATCCCTTTAATTCGACACCAACTGGTTCTGATCCTGTCAGCTCAAATTTATGAGATTCATTTGCAAAGATCGGTCCTATGAAATTCTCATTTTCAAGAATAGAACCAATGAATTCCTTATTCAGTATACTTTGACTGACAAATTCTATCGTGATGGACTTTATATCTTCATTGTAGCTTTGAAAATCATTCAAAGCTAAATCAAGAGTATTCTTAACATTTGTTATATCAAATGTAAAATTATATGTTTTTGTGGTGGTAGTCCTGGAATCTTGCATATTCAGCGTTCCGCTGGATTCCTGACCCTTTAGGGTTACCACTACTTCATCAAATGCATTCAAATTGTTCTGTTGAAACCAAAGACCAGATTCTCTGATGACTAATTGACCAGTTATGAGAGGTTCGTATATACTTTCCTTTAGAACAAAAGAAATTAATGGATTGGTGACCCCACCACTCCATGGAACGATTGATAAACTTGATCCGTTCTTTTTTCGAACAACCAGTGATTCGAGGGATTCAACTGCAAACGGAAATTTACCAGGCATTTTATCCTTCGGGTGAAATTATTCTAAAGCGAATAGTGCCGTCAGAAATCAAGTTATTGAAAGTCTTTATAAACGGCTTGATGAAATTCTTATTCAATATCTTTATTTTTCTATACTTTTCATTATTTATTCTTATTTCTTCACCTAAAGTAAAGATGGATATATCTGATATGGTTGCATTATTCATCAATTTTTGATATAGAAGAGACGATCTAAATGCATTCTTGTCTGTGGAGCTGGTGAATGCACCAGTTGCATCAAGATCAACGAATGAAGTATCGTCATCATATCTTTGATATGCAGATACTATTTGATTTTTCTCTACATTGAAGAAATATTTTGGTGATGATGTATAAGAATCTATTGTTTTAATAGGAAGAACGCAAGCATTTTGTTCTCCTGCACCAGAACTGAGTTCCTTGGTGAAGGTTATAAGTGTCATGATATCGTTTATTTTTCTATATGGAATAACTTTACTTGTCGTGGAGAAAGAGCCAACTATATTCGTTACTCTTGCATATCTGAATTCATTGCTGTAATCATTAACAAAACAGTAATTACTAGTATTCAGGGTTCCTTGTGTTATTCCGCTCGGATCAAGATTTGCAGTCACTCCACTTGCTGTTGAGATAAGAATATCACCTTCCTGTAGATTGACATTTTCCTCGAAGTAAAACACTGATCCAGCATATTTTTTATTGATCAAAGAATCCAATTGCTCAGATGATCGAACAAATTCATTGACTGGATCAATAATATTATTGCAAAGTAATATTACCCAGGATAATTTTGGATCTCCATAATATTTTTCTGCAAGAGATTCCAAGGAATCGGCATCTTGTACCAGTTCTTCGACAAAGATATTATCGGTATTTTCAGATGATACTATGACTTTTCTGAAAATATCAACTACTGTCTCGGTTTTTCCAGCCAATGTGTACTTTGTTGTTGGAAATGCATCAAAATACATATTATTCTCCAAAGACCGAATTTAAGTTTCCAACTTGTTGGAAAGCCTGTGAACGAGACAAAATACTCAATGTACCATCTTCTCTGTAGATTGGTTCTATTTCGGTGAATTCCAGAGCTATTGTAGTGACACTTGGTTTAAGACCATATTTGGTAAACACAGTATAAGTTCCATTGTCTGGGGCTGATCTATTTACGGCAACATTGGCCAAAACACATAACTGTGGATCTGTGAGCCATGTGAAGTCTATGGATGGACCAGTACCTGGTCCTACTCCAAACAGCCACATAGGTGGATGTTTGAATGCCAAAATATTACTTCCAGTTGATGGAATGCTAAAAGCCTCGAATGATCTAGCAATCGCAAAAGCAGCAAAGCTATCTTCGTCTGTTAGACACGGTAAAACCAAACTAAATCTATAGACTCTCTTGGTAGTACCACCGTAGATATTATCATTGAAATCTGGAGGTACTATTGAACTAAAATAGCTACTCAATGTATAGAATGTCGATACAGCATCTCCTATTCCAGCGATTATACCAGCAGTGGCTTTAAGAGGATTTATTGCACCTTTTGGTGTCTTGATAAAGTTTCCAGCTCCTCCGATAAGATTCACCAAGGAATCAAATATAGTCTGAACTGGACTTGCATTAAATTTATTGGATACTCCACTCACCAAGGAAGATGGTGCTGGGACATATATTGTAGCCAATTGATTGGGTGGAGTTGGCTGAACACCATCAAAAGTACCAGAAGCTCTTCCGAAGAATCCCTGGTATTCAAATGCCCTGAACTTAAGCCAAAGTGGAACTTCAGCTCTTAATTTTTGATTTGTTGGATATATTTGTTGAACTAGCATTTTTTTGATAAATAAATTGATGGCTTATAAAAATAGATTTTTTCCAAAAAACACATCAAAATATATAGGCGATCCATCTAGCATTCTCTGTAGATCTCTTTGGGAAAGAAAATTCTGTAAATATTTAGATGAAAATAAAAATATTTTAAGATGGTCGTTTGAAAATATCCGTATTCCCTATCTTTCCCCGATGGACAACTCACTTCACCATTATCTCCCCGATTTCATGGTGGAAAAGAAGAACAAAGATGGATCAATCTCTACTTTAATAGTCGAGGTAAAACCTTATAAGCAAACAAAGGAACCAGTTCTTACAGAATCTGTTTCCAAGAAAACATATGCTAAAAATCTAGAAATGTATCTTGTGAATCAGGCCAAATGGAAAGCTGCTAGAAAATTTTGTGAGGAAAATAGCATCCAATTTCTAGTACTAACTGAAAAAGAACTACTTTGATGGCAGAAAAACCCCAATTACCAGAAGATTTCATATCAGGATCGATCACCAACTTCAGAAACAATGTTGTTGATCGCGGTGGTGTCCAGATCTCAAGCCGATATATGGTTGAATTCTACACACCATATGGAAATTTTGCAACCTATCCAAATGAAGTAAACATACCACAAAGAGCATTCATGACATTTGATGCTGGTCAACCTTTGTCGTTGTGGGGATCAAGAAGGCATATTCCAATTCAAAACGAATATGATGAATTAACCATGTCATTCGTAGTATATGAAGACTGGGCTGAGAAGAAATTCTTTGAAAGATGGATGGATAATATCATCAATACTGGAAAACCAGGACAACAATACTATGAATACGCGAACATGTATTACAAATATGTCGGTAAAATCTACATAAGCACATTTAGTGCAAATACACAACCAGCATCTGGTGGTCAAAATTTCACATCAAGAGTTCTAGTCGATGAAGCCTATCCTTTGTCATTGCTTCCAATAAGCATGTCAGCTGATGGTACTGGATATACCACTTTCGTATTGAACATAGCATATAGAAAATATTATAGTTTGAAATTAAACAGATAGATTGAGGTACATTTATGAATTTAAAAAATGCAATAACTGGTGCTCTTCCGACATATGGATGTTTTTTCCCTTATAGCAAGATAAAAACAAAATTCAGACCATTTCTGGTAAAAGAAGAAAAAAAGCTGCTGATACTGGAAGAAACATCCACTAATAGGGAAAAGTATGAGGGAATAATAGAAGTTTTAAATGAATGCTTCGATGGGGTGGATTTCACCAGACTTCCTTTATTTGAAGTAGAATATGCTTTCTTGAAGCTTAGAGCTAAATCTGTTGGAGAAATAGTAACACCAAAAATCATATGTCCAATTACTGGTGAAAACCATATGGTAGAAATAGATCTCAATCAAGTAGAGATGAAAATACCAAAAAAAGAAAATGTAATTCAATTAGCCAAAGATCTTAAAATTTATATAAAATATCCAACTATTCGTGAAATAGAAAACCAATACGAAGATATAAATGAACTTGTAGCTGAATGCATAACATATTTTGAAAATACCGATGAAAAAATAGAAAGGAATAACTTCTCAAAGGAAGAGGTTCTTGATTTTCTGAACCACCTAACGGTGGCACAATATGGAGAAATTCTAGATTTCTTTGAAAAGATGCCTTCAGTCGTAATAGATGCTTATTATAGAACATCGGATGGAGTAGAAAGAAAAATAGAAATAAAGGGATTAAAAGATTTTTTTTCCTAAACCTCAGCCACATATCTCTTAAAAATTATTTTGAAATGATGTACATTCTGACCAAAAACTATGGATTTGGATTGAATGATCTTGAAGGAATGCTACCTTGGGAAAGAGACATATATGTGGAGCAACTGAGGGTTGATATAGAAAAAGAAAAAATCAATAGGACATAAAGATGGAACTCACGATATCAAAAGAAAAAACTTCAGAAGAACAAAAAGAAAAGTTAAAGAATTTGTTTGAATCTAACGATATTGAAAAAAATATCGTAAAAAATAATATAGATTCAGAACAATATAAAGTAGAACCTAAAAAAACATTTACAGTAGAACAGCCAAATAAACCATTATTTTCGTCTATTCGAAAAGATGTAGGCTCCGTACTTGAAAAAATATTACAAGAACAAAATGAAGTAAATAATTACTACATGAATTCAACAAACAATTCGACTGCTAGAAAAATAGAAGAAAACAATACCTTCATTTCACCGAAGACAATCAAGAATTCATCTACAGATCTATTCAATCAACAAAAGAATGTTACTAATATTGAGAATAATTCAAGTAATCAACAGAAAAACATAGATTTTGGATCTATATTCAAGCCATCGAAAAATGTATTGAATGAAATAAATCAAAAATTCAATACTTCCTCTGATTTGAATGTAAACAATGTATTAAAGACATCACCAACCATACCAGCATTGAAGGATGGTGGAATTGTCACAAAGCCAACAGTTTCCTATCTCCATGAAAATGAAGCAGTTATTCCTCTGAATAAAACAGAAAAGGTGAATAAATTCATAACTTCATTGACAAGAAATAATGCTAACAATATGGTAAAGAACGAAGGATCGGAAAATATTTCACAAATTAGAAATCACACAAATTCAAAAGCGATAAATCAACAAAATTACCAAATGACAATGATGGAGCATGCGCAAAAAGTGCAAAAGATGCAACCACAAGTCATCAATGCTGGTTCTGGTGGTGGTTCAACTCAAGCACCAAATTCTCTTGATCAAGGAACTGCCGATGTTGGAGCAGTATATGCTGGTTCCACTTCAAGATCTGATTTCATGATGAGTACATATAGGTTCCCGACATGGAGAACCGCAATGGGATAAATGAAAACCCCCTCTTTCGAGGGGGTTCTTTTTTAGTCTTCGCCTAGACTTTCAAAAAGCTTCATAGGATCAATATCCTCTTCAGCCTCATCCTCCGACTTGATTGGCTTACGCTGCTTCAGAGAAGGCTGCTTCTCAACAAAATCGGACTCATCCATGTCTTCAGCAGTCTTGCTCATCGCTGGTGCTGTACCACGAATATCACCGCCAAGAACTTCGTGTAGACGCTTCTTGAGGTCATCGTAGGGCTTGAATGCATCTGCTGCAACAAACTCCTTCAGTGACTTCTCCTGCCGCCAAATCTTCTCAATCTTGACATCGTCACCACCAAGAAGAGCAGATGGAGAATCAAACTCCGACTTATCGTAATTGGTGTAACCACCAACCTTACGAATCTTCAGCTTGAAGTTGCAACCAGCCCAAAAATCAAATGGATTGATCGGCTCCTCGTCCTTAAACTCAGGCTTCATCTTCTCCTGGATCTTCTCAAAGATCTTGGTTCCATACTTGAATAGGAATACCTTGCCTTCATTCTGTGGATTAGCTTCGTCCTTGAGGACCAGAATATTGGAAATATAAGTGGTCTTGCGCTTACGCGAACGGGCAATATTCTTGTCTTCCTCCGAACCAGTATTCCAAAGTTCACTGTTCAGTTCGCTGACAGGATCCTTCTGATTCATGGTAGTGAGAGAATTCTCAATATACCAACCACCTGGTCCCTGGAAAGCATGCGAATACACCTTTACCCACGGGCAATCCTCACCATCAATCTCTGGAAGGAAACGAATTACGGCAAAACCGTTACCCATCTTATCCTGCTCTGCACGCCAGAAGCGATCATCCTTGTAATCCTTCTTGGTTCCATCCTCAAGCTTCTTCATGAGGTCACTAATACTATTCTTCGACTTGTTCTTGAAATCCTTAAAACTCATATGTATCCTCCTCGGAGATCTCCTCCGATCTTTACTGACTTAGCGGGAACTCCCCACTTTTGTTATTATAGCTTATAGCAAGAGATTGTCAAGCAAATGGTAGCTTGTTCTTGCTCTTTTTAATTAAATTAAGATTTTTTCCTTCAGTCTCAAGCTTCTCAACTAATGGTTGAGATAATAATTTAGCAACAAGACTATAATCTAATCCGCACTGTTCTTGCAGCTCAATAACTGCATCCAGATAGGATATCTTTCTTTTCAATACTGTATTTTCTATTTTTTTACAGAATTCTTCTTTTGTTATATTGGTTAGCATAATAAATTCATCAATCGTTCAAATATATATAAAAATAAAGGATAAACATGGCAGAAGACATTACCAGTAATATTTCAATTACTACTTATGATGGAAATGCTATTTTGGCAACCGATTATGGAACCAGTGGTACTGGAGTATCAGCCGCACATGTTCAATTGGCAAAATTAGCATGGGGTTCAGAATCCATCACAAAGAGAGTAAGTGAAACATATCCTCTCCCAATCTATTTATACGGTACAACTGGATCTGCTTCCATAGGAATCACTGGTTATGTGAATGGTGTCAATGGCACCTTTCCAGTAAAAAATATAACCAATAGTTATCTTGTGGTTGGTGGCCCAGCATCTGGATACACATATTCATATAATCCCGTTCAAGTCTCTGGAAATGTACAAGGTGTTACAAATGGTATTCTACTTGGTGTGACTGGTTCCGTATTTATTGCAAATACGCTTGCAATACAGGGAATTACTAATTCCGTTCTTGTTGGAATCACAGGTGGAAGAGTACTTAGCAAAAATACAGATAGTATAACTGTTTATGGTAATGTTGGTATTTCTGGTGGTCTTGCTTTATCAGCAGGAACAAATTCAGTTGCTGTCTGGGGTTCTGATCTTGGTGGAAAAGTTCTTTCCAGAATATACGCAAGTGATGGAACTACCCTTGGTTATTCTGGAAATGCGTTGAATGTTAATATAGTTGGTGCTGGAATAACAGCAACAGTGAGCATCAATCCAGTTGTCGGAATCACAAACGGTTATGGTCTTCCATTGAAGATATGTGGAAGTGGCATTACAACCGATGCTGCGGTTATCGTTCAGGGTAGATTGTCTGGAGGTGCACTGGAAGTAGGAGCCATTACAGCAATTCCTGCGACCGTTTCTGGTACTGTAACAATCGATGATACAGACATAATAGATTCACTTGAATCTACAAATAAACCACTCATCACCAATCTTGCTGCAATAAGAACAAATACCGCAGTAATTTCAACAATAAACGATAAGTTGAATACTGGTATTGTTCAATCTAAAGTTACTGAAATAGTAAAACCAGTAAAATTCATCAATGGAAGCAAAGGTCTGTCAACCACAGCAGTTCCGATTGCAAGCACCACAACAATCAAGGTTGGTGTTCATATCAAGGCTCCATTGACTAACACTGACACGGTCTACATTGGTTCATCAACTCTATTGACTTCACCAAATGACGGTTTCCCATTGGAACCAGGAGAATCAATATTCATCGAAATAGACAATCCAAGTAAAATCTATGCAAGATCCGCTCCCGTAGGACAAACAGTAGCTTATATCGCATCATAAAATGGCATCAAGATCTTCTTACATAAAAAGTAAAAAGCGCGTAAGAGGAGAGAACGCAGAACTTGTTCCCGTGCGTAGCAATGTCTTCTATGGATTGCAAACCAAATTGGTAGATCAACAGAAAACTAGCATAGAAAGAGACATAATTGTCACTCCGAATATAACATTCTATGACAATTATACCAAGGCTTTTATAGATTTTTCCGATTATCTGAACAATCCAGATAAAAGTAATATAAAGCCTTTCTTTGATTTACTTACAAAGGAATCTACATTTACCATGTCAAATGGAACATGGTTGAATCCTGTGGTGGATAAATTGACATATGATCTCAGTGGAACATATAAATTTTCAAAAATTGTTGATGGGATAGTTTTCGTGGAAGTAATTTCCTTGGAAACATATTCCACAACCATAACAAGATATGATAAGAAATACTTTGCAGAAACTCCAATAATATCATTTACCACTACAGTTTTGCCAGATAAAACTGAAGTCAAAAGCTATATAAACAATTTTCTTGGACAAAATAGCAAAAATTCATTTGCATATCTTGGTATAAGAAAAGGTGATTATCTACAAATTCAGAATACTGATATTCGATATAAAGTGGATTCCATTTCAATTGATGCTGAAGGAAAAGAAACAGTTGTTGTATTTGGTGATTTGGGAATAAATGATTTTATCGGCACACCAATTCTAATCACATTGCAACAAATCAATACTGATAAAAAGCAGATAAATTATGACAACACTATACTCGGAAAATGTGAACTCACTCAAAATTCAGCAATTATAGAGTGCCTTGACAATCATACTCTTCTTCAATCTAAACTGAGAGAAGACACATTCAATGGTATTACAAGTAGATTTGTTGCTGGTGAATATTGCACTAAGTTGATGACAAACACCGAATTGGTAAATAGTCAGGCAATTGTAAACAAATTGAAAGCGGAAAATCTGGTTCTTACCAACATAAAAACACAACCAACTGCTACAACCACAAATTCTTCATTATTCTCAAGCACAAATTTAATCACCAATTTATTTTCTAGTTAATTCCTTTTTTGGAAATATCTCAAAGGCTATTGCTAAAAATCTCTTAAGTTTATCTGCAATATCCTGGGTTGTGCATAGAACCACCAATTCAACAGTATCATCTGAAACTCCATAAAATAGAATCTTGCATTCGTCTATTTTCTCTATTTCTCGTTTTGGTTTTGCACCGAATAGATTGTAATTGTATTTGAAATGAAGTTCTAGCATGTAATTATTTAGAGATATAAAAAAACCTGGCCGATTTCTCGACCAGGCTTCCAACACTTACATTTTTTACTTCTTGTGCTTGCAACTAAGTTCGCCACGAAGAGTGTCGATATCACGGCTTAGATCAATCGACTCATTTTCAATACGACGATTGAGTCGATCATATTCTTCATAGAAACTACGCTCGGTGTCCTCAAAACGCCGCCATACACTATCCTCAAATGCAAGCTTCTCTGCACGGCACTTCATCTTGCATTCTGCCGAAGGAAGTGAATTTGCAACAAGAAACAAAGACACTGTGATTAGGATGCCATAGACAAATGTGGTGGCCTTTGCCAGCACTGGATCCGCGATCCAGAAAGACATCACTGTACCAAAAACAAGAAATGCAAATCCTAAAATAGACAATACAATACTAAAATTACGCATAGGTTATATGCCTCCTTTAAAACATTCCTGACAGGATTCGAACCTGTGACCATCGGTTTAGAAAACCGATGCTCTATCCAACTGAGCTACAGGAATACAGTGGTATTATTATACCACCAATTACCGATTAGTCAATAGTCAACTTCAACTTTGATTCCGAACCTGGCTCAACAAGCTTACGAGCAGGAACAGTCAAGTTGTTCACGATTGTCGTGATATAATGTTGCTTTAGATCTTCAGTAGGCTCGGTGATAAACATAACAAACTTGGAATCGATTGTGATTCCACCATCAGACTTCACATAAGGAAGCCAACGACCAAACATCAATCGTCCATCGACTGGGTTTGGCATCAGGATAGCAGCTTCCTTGATATTGTATAGGGTTTGACCGCCATTCTCAATAGTGGTCATCTGACAAACAATTTCCTCGCCTGTGGTCAGGCGAACGATATTAACATTCTCTACCATAATAATCCTTTCAAATAATTATTTCTTACATTTATTCATTATCATATCCCAGAATGAACATGCTGGGGGTTTTTCAACAGGCCAACAAGTATTTGCATTTGCAGGAATGAGGTTGGCATTCACTGGATCATATGCTCTTTTTGAGGCTCTGGCAATTTCCGTGTCTGTAAATAGAAGATCTATACATCGTCCATCAACTTCAACTTTTGCGTATGTTAGGTGTTTTGGGGGTTGCATAATAGGAATAGAAAGAGTCGAACTTTCTAGTATTTATATTAGATCTTTTCTTTATGACGGTCCTAAGATCATCCGAAATTGTCGCATGAAGGAAGCGTAATTCACTCTCGGTGAAATCAAAAGGTCTGAAAATAAATACTAACCCATATTCCCATCATTATTTATTTCACTTTTTTCCACAATATTGTATTTAATAATAGCCACTGGAATTCCATGGTCGTATGTTATACCAAGGGTTATGGCATACTTATTGGCTAATACCTCATCACCAACACCAATGTAAGGTCCATTTTCAAATTCAATAACATCAAGTCTTTCCTGAGATTTATCAGAAAATCCTTGACGGATAAATTTAGACGGTCCAAACACATACAAGGTATTATTTAATTCATCTTCAAAAAAACAACGATCATCACCTTTGCTGGTTTTTGTATTCAGTATAGGTCTATATTTTTCTATAATATTTTGAATCGTCATAATACGCCGTCTTGGATTCGAACCAAGTCTTAATCGATTATAAGTCGATCTGAGGTAACCAAGACCTCCCACGGCGCGTTGTGTGAGTATTGTATCAACTCACTATTATTTTGTCAAGTCAAATCAATCCAAGTTCTCTATCCAATTCAGCCAAAACATCAAGTGGATCTACGATACCTTCTCCATCGCTTGTCTTAAACATTTTATTGTTTTGATCAGCCTCTTCCTTGGTTGGAAAGGAAATCTTACACTTCTTATTGTTAACATGGCCATTTTCATTCTTCATCAGATAGTTTGACTTCTGACGATCATCGTCATGACCAAGACGATAATTCATACTTTCAATTCCTAGACTTTCCATCAGATTGTTTTTCATAAACAATTCAATGATCATATTACCCTTCTTAGTTGCCTCTTCTTCAGTGAAGGGCATCGGAATATCGATATGCAATCTGTACTGACTCATAGTTTCTTAAATCCTTCGTTATCAGTATAGTAGATCTTGTCAAAAACTTCAATACACCATCCACTACAAACCTCGCACGGGCGAGACATTCTCAATTCTCCATCTGCATTCATGCGAACATTGACAAGAGTCAACTTCTTATCACGCAGATGCTTAGGAACCTTTCGATATGCATCCAACTCAGAATGCATTTCATTATACAGATACCCAAGCTTTTGTGCCTTTGGATGCGTCTTAAAGTAATTCGCACCAACCGAAATAAGCCTATTCTTGTTGAAGATCAAGGAAATATGCTTCTTTTGCCTTGGCACATTAAGGCAAAGAGGAAATGCATATTCAAGAATTTCTTTGTTTGGAATCATATAAAAAGAAAGAGATGAACTTAATCATCTCCATCCTGGATCAGCGGCTTGCGCCAACTGCACGACGAGAACCATCGGTGGTAAACGAGAACTTACGCTTACCAGTATGAGTATCACGCATGAAATAGCGAGTTCCACCAGTGCGAGTCTCTTCCGTCTCGACTTCCCAATTACCGTAACGCTCAACCAGAGTGCGAATATCACTCATCATAGCACGAAGATTCTTAACACCAAAACGGCTACGGGCCTCTGCTGCGGTAATACCGCGACCACCAGCAAGATAATTGATTACTCGACGCTTCTTCGAAATTACATTTGACATAACTAATTCTCCTAATGACTCTTGTTTTGATCATTGCGCTGAGTCAAACACAATGACTGACATTAATGCCCCCAGTAGGATTTGAACCTACGACCAATAGCTTAAAAGGCTGCTGCTCTACCAAACTGAGCTATAAGGGCTTATTTGTATGTGCTTATTGTACCCAAAGGGTTCTGTCTTGTCAAGGGATCACGCCGAATTTTTTCAAGAGATCTTTATTTGTGTGTTCAGCGATATGACAATTTGCACACAAAAGAACGCACTTCTTTGCCTCTTCATAACGATCAGCACGAAGAAGATTCTTGGAATATAATGAATACTTCTTTGTTGATGGATCTACATGATGAAATTGCAGAGATGCTGGATTTCCAAAAAATCCACAATGAGTACATTTACCACCAAGCATCTCAATCAATTCCTTGCGAGATTCCCAACGCCTCTTTGTCGTATCACATGATCCACAAACAGTACATCCTTTTTTATTTTTTTGATTGAATTCACGCTGACAATACTTGCATTGACATTGCATTTTTTACTCCTTCACTAAACCACAAAGGTGGATTGGTATTCTTCCACTTGGCAAATCGCGCCTTTTCATGAATATAATAATTACGATAAGCCTGTACTGGATCTGCGTTCTTATACTTATCTGGCATTGCCTGTGCAAACTTAGTCAATGCCCTATTGGGAATTCCACAAGGAATGTAATTGCAAAAAGCAACAGTCATATCATGAGCCTTGTGAATTTTTCCATACCTATTCGTGTATTCCAAGGACAATGCATGTGTATGCGTAGCAAGCCATAGATAATTATCTTTACTTGATTCAGCCCAAATAGTGCATGGATGATTTTCAAATGCCTTCTTGTAAAGCTCAAATTTACCAGCATAAAAAAATTGGCTTGAATATTGCCAATGAACCGTAGAGAGCATCTGACAACCTTCTACGATCATCTTTACCACATGCTTATCACATAGATTAGAAGCAGAAATAATAGGATCATTATCAACGACAAAAATGTTCATGTCTGTAGTATATCACATCACGGTTGATTACTCAAGACTTTACGATATCAAAACTTTTAGTATTGATGCTTTCAAACTTTCTTTTACTACAGGCTTATTTTCTGATTGAAATATCTGTGCGAATTTTCTTATGTTTTCGTGTGGATTTTTCATTGCACTTTCCAGATGTTCTGGCTTTCTATTTGGATGCATTATTGTAGTCATTCCTGCGGTCACATCATCCGTAGTTGCAAGAATATCATGCATTCTTTCGCTTGAAAGATCTGGAGAACGAATCTCGGCAAATTTTCTTACTTGTGGATTTCTATGATTTTTCAAGGCTTCAATATGCCGTGGAAGCAACGGAACATCGTGATTTGTAACAACATTTACCAATGCACCAGATTCGTTATGAACCCAATGATTTGGCATTTCATCGTCACCTATCATTCCTAGTTTTTTTGCTGGTGGAAGTTTAATGATCTCGTCTATATTTTCTGGAGTTATTGATTTATTTTTAATGAGATTGCTAGATGCTTTTGCTAGTGCAGAATCAGGAATATTTTTAGATTTCAACATATGAGAAAGATGTTGTGATTTCAATGTAGGATTTTCTGCAAGATATGACACCCAAAGCTGCATCTGTGATAAATTTCTTGCTTTATTCTCATCCTGGAGTTCTGTGCGTGTTTCTTTATTATTTTCAGCCGTATATGATGCATCAAAATCACTTATCAATCGATGAATATGATCAGAAGAGAGTTTTGGGTGCATCATTGCAATTCTTCTAACATTTGCTGGTGCCTGTATAGAAGCTAAATCAGCAATGTGATGTGATTTGATTCGTGGATTTTCCAATAAAGCAGTACCAATGAAAGTTCTATCTGGACCATTGACCGAATATGGTCCAGATCTTGTATGTGCGACATGCTTGACCAAAGAATCAAAATCATTATCACTTAGATGTTTGTTTTTTGCATAAGGTAAAAGTCCTGGTTGAGATGAACCACTATTTCTTGCTTTATCCAAGTTATCCTGCAAATCTTTCGAATCATATGATGGATGCATTTTTTTTGCCATCTTTCCAATTCCCGTATTGCCATAAATACGCATGGCTGCTTCAAGATGCTCATCTTTTATATTTGGATTGTCAAGAGCGGAAATAGCCAAAGTTAAATGTGGCTCGATAAGACCCAGTTTCAATTCATGAGAAATAGCTGCATGTAAATTTTCATCCGAAACATTTTTACTATTTTTCATAATGTATTGCAATGCTGGAAAAATATTTCTTGCTCTGGTTGCTGCTTTATCTTGTTCATAATGACGATTTATTATTGCAGATGGAGATTTATTTTCTTCAGGATAATTTGAATTTATTTGTTTTTTTATTTTGTCAGTATCTGTTAAATCTAAAAGTTTTTCTACATGAGCTGGTGTTAGGTGTTTGGATTTAGCAAGCTGATGCATTACATCACCATTGTCATGTTTGATTGCTACATCAAAAGCCTTATCAAAAGTTTGCTTGGAGAATTTTTCATATCCATGCATAGCTGCGGTTACATGCAATCTGCCATTAGAGAAATGATCCATATCAAATACTTTGAAATATAATTCATCATCCATTTTTGGGTTTCGAATTGCCGTGCCCCGTATGTTTTCGTTTGGAATATCCAATGCCCTTGAAAGTGTGGCTTTTGATATTCTTGGAGAAGCAACTGCGGTTGATGCCATATCTGAATATACTCTTAATTTATCATTATCTGGATCAAATAGCCGTCTTGGTTCAGTATTATATACTGCATTTTTCTGTTTCAATCTTTCTCTAACAAGTTCATACTGATTAATGATATGTTGAATATGTTCATCATTAAAATTAGGATGTTTTACCAATGCATCTGCAATTTGTCCATATGCTCGCTGACTTGCATTACCAGTATCATTTATTATTCTCTTCAAAAGATGTGGATGTGTGTTCATCTTTGGATCAAGGAAATGTGCAATAGCATGTTCCTTTCCAAATTCTTGATACATTTTCATCTGTTTTTCTGGTGACATATCTGGAGTTTTTCCAGTGAAAAAGTCATATGCTTCCTTCTTATCACCAGTTAACAATGAACTTGTTTTTTTCTTTATATCTTCTGCTTCATGTTCATCAACAACACTATTATCTGGTCTTACTATTCCACGATCACCGAATCCATGACTGAGAACTGGTTGACCATTCTGATTTACATAAAAAAATATTCCATGACCATGCGAATAATGCTTTAGATGGGTTGGTCCATGTCCCTGTGGAAGAACACACCAGCTGCTCCCTGAGCATGTCTTTCTAAGAATAGATGAAGCATTTTCATATTCCTTATCATCTTTTATATCTTTTTGCCGTATGTTATAAACAGATAGATTTCCGTGCTCTGGGTGTTCTATGGAACCAATCTTATATTTTTCCATTCCCTGGAGAGCTTGCGATTGTCTTTTCTGCATGTTCAGTTGAGGGATGTCTCTGAATACAGCTGATATAGATTCATGTGTATGATCACTGAGTTTACCGCCAACCAAACCTTGAGTCTTGGCTTTTCTCCATTTACCCAATACTGATTGTATAGTAGCATCGTCTTCTTCTGGACGATAAGAACCATTCAATAGTTCTTTG